ATGGTGCGTAATAGAGATAGAGAAAACACTTGGTTATTAGGTGACNNNGGTGGTTTCCAAATTGGTAAAGGTGTTTGGGAAGGCGATTGGAAAGATCCTAATTGTCCTAAAGCACAAAAGAAAAGAGATGGTGTATTGCGTTGGATGGACGCTTACATGGACTATGGAATGATACTTGATATCCCAGCCTGGGTGGCACGTTCACCAGAAGGTGCTGCGGCAACAGGCATTAGTACCTATCAAGAAGCTGTCAAAGCAACACGCATTAACAATGACTACTGGATGAAGCATAGAACAGGTGCTTGTAAACTGTTAAATGTTTTGCAAGGTGAGAATCACACAGATGCAGATGACTGGTACGAGCAGATGAAAGACTATTGCGATACAACTAAGTATCCTGACACACATTTTAACGGTTGGTCAATGGGTGGTCAGAACATGTGCGATGTGCATTTGGTTCTTAAACGCATAGTTACATTGCATTATGATAACCTACTACAACAAGGTGTACACGATGTAATGCACTTCTTAGGCACATCTAAACTAGAATGGGCTACATTACTTACAGACATTCAGCGTGGTATACGCAAGTATTACAATCCTAATATGATGCTTACATTTGATTGTGCTAGTCCATTTTTAGCAACAGCAAACGGACAAGTATACATTCAAAATGAAACTCCTGATAGAGGCAAGTGGACATATAGAATGGTACCTAGCATTGATGATAAGAAGTATGCAACTGACACACGTACATTTAAAGATGCTGTATTACAAGACGGAATATTTAAAAACTTTGAAGATTCGCCTGTTACAAATGGTATGCTTGTAAAAGATGTTTGTGTTTATAAGCCAGGCGACCTAAATAAAATAGGCAAAGAAGGAAAAACATCATGGGATAGTTTTTCATATGCGATTCAAATGGGTCATAATGTATGGAGTCATATTAATGCAGTTCAAGAAGCAAACAGACAATACGACAATGGAGTTATTCCAAAAATGCTTGTACAAGAGCAATTTGACAGGATTCTATTTAGAGATGTTGTGGAAGAAATATTCTCAAAGACTACAAAAGAGGAGTCATTAGAAGTAATTGATCAGTATTCAAAGTTTTGGATGGCAATTCCGGGTACACGAGGTGCTATAGGTAAAAAGACTGTTAATTCTAGCACACACTTTAATGCATTGTTTGATTTTCAAGAACCTGTAGTTAGTGAAGAAGAATTAGATGAAACCAAGTTGGAGGACCTAGAAGATGAGCAATTACACGGAGCAACACGATAAAATAGCTGTGCATTTACAAGAATTATATAAAAAACACAGAACACTTGACGAAGAGATAAAAGTGTTGTATAATAAGTTTGAACCTGAGCAAATACTTAATAGAATGAAAACACAGAAACTTTGGCTTAAAGACGAAATACATAGGCTAGAAACAGAACTTAAACAACTAGGATAAACATATGTTAATTGAAACATCATACAAAGACGGCGACACAATTAGTTTTAAAACTGTTGCCGGAGAAGAAATTGTAGCACGTTTAGTAAAAAAAGACGCTACACACATTATAGTAAAAAAGCCAATGGCACTTACAATGACCAAAGACGGATTAGGAATGGTGCCGTTTACATTTACTGTAAGTCCTAATACTGATCTCGAAGTAAACTTAACTACTATTGTTTTTATTGCAAAGACTGAAAAAACAATGGCTGATCAATATATTGAATCAACAACAGGGATTAAATTAAAGTAATGAAACGTGATTACGAAAGTGGCATAAGTGATACTCCTATATTCTTTACAGGCGTAGAAGTCGAAAAAACTCCTGCATTTGGAATGAAAACATTATTTGTTACAGGTGTACAACCTTGTGAAGTTATTCAGAAACATTACGAAGAAGAACAATGCGAACATATCTTCTTTGGTGCTAACCATTCTTACAACCCGGTAAAATTTGCTGAGCACGATGCTTGGGACAATATGATCAAAGCATTTCTAACAGCAGGAAAACTTTGTAGCTTAGATATTCCTATTGATCAAGCAGAGGTGTTTCTCGAAAGCGGTCATACAGAATATGAAAACTTTATTCCACAACTACGCATTCCATTGCCTTATGTAAAACAGTGGAACTACAACACTATGATTAAGATTGATGATAAAGACTTTAAGGCAACTAACCCTGGTGTTTGGTGTCATAGTCTACATGACCTAATGGATCGAGAAAAATTTACAGATTGGTCAAAATATGGACTTGATAAAGTAATCAAATGAATATTGTAGTTGCTGGATGTAGTTGGAGTGCAGGTTGTCCTGAACAACCATATTCCTGGGTAGAAGCATTATCCGAAATTATGCCTAAACATAATTTTTATAACTATGCATACCCTGGTAACAGCTTACTTACCAGTTTACATTTATTAGACATTGCAAAAGAACAAGTTGATGTTGATAAAGTTATCTTTCAATTAACAACTCCTACTAGGTTAAGTTTTGCGTTAGACACAGATACGTTAAATGCAAATCATTATCAAATTACTGACAACTATTATAGTATTCCAAAAGAACTAGAAATAGTAGCACTGACACCAGGTGCTGTATTTGATAACATGTCAAGCAATAACGAATTTATTAAATTTGGTAAAATGTATTATAAGTATTTTAGTAATGATTATTATGTCGATATTACTAGCAAAGCATTAATTGATCTTATACAAACACAATCACATATACAATTTTTTCATACTACTCCTAGATACAACTATCCATTTCCAATAATAGAAGATATGTTAAACTTTAATGACTATGTTATTGATAATGGTAAGCATTTTAGTGTAGAGGGTGCAAAAAAACAAGCAAAAATAGTAGAAAAATGGTTAGAAAACAATTGACAACACAACTAAAAGAAGGTATACTAGTACTATGAATGAAGTTACAATAGAAGACAACAATCCTAAAAGCGAACGATATTATGATTATATGGGACGTAGGATGAGAGAAGAGGATATGATAATGGCAAAAGAAAACGCTGTAAACAATGCAGAACGAAGTATTTGGGTTACTTTTAACAAAGAAGGTGTACATATGTACCCTGGTGCTGACACAGACCCTAAACTAGCAACCGGCGATTGGGATGACGTATCATTCCTTGGTATTCCACATCGTCATATTTTCCACTTTCGTGTTCGTATACAAGTATTTCATAACGATCGCGACATTGAGTTTATCCAGTTCAAACGCTGGATGCAACGACTCTATGACGTTGAAGGCGTACTAGAGCTTAACCACAAGAGCTGTGAAATGATTGCAGATGACTTGTATCAAGAAATTTCTACAAAGTACCCAGGCCGATTTGTAGAAATCAGCGTAGCTGAAGATAATGAAAACGGCTGTTCCATTTATTACCCGAAACCCTAAATGCTAATAAGAGAGAGAAACTTACAATGGCAATTGAATTTAATCGTGAAGCGTATACTAAGGTTTTCAACGACTTGGATAAATTCCGCGACTACTGTCGCTTTGAAGGTAAGGTCTTTGATGAAAAAGATCTTTATAAGAAAGATGCATTTGTATGGATTGCATACAATAAGCATCAAGGATGGTTACGTGCAAAAGCTCGTAACTTAGGAAAAAACTTTAATAATAGGAAGAAGTAATGACTATCTATATTGTAGACATCGAAGCAGTTGACACACGCTATACTAAACAATGGAAGCAATTTCTTCCAAGTCAAATGCAACGAGCTACAAATGAAGATGTTGTTGTTATAAGCGGCGGAGAAGTACCTCAGGCAACAACGCCTGGGGCTTTTCTTAATTTTGCAGGAACAAATAACTACAAGTCTCAACAAATGTTAGAGATCAGTAGAATGTTTGCTAACGGTGAAATTAAAAACGGTGACTACTTTTTATACACTGATGCATGGAACCCTACTGTCATACAATTAAAGTATATGGCAGAGCTTCTAGGTGTTGAAGTTATTATTGGCGGTATGTGGCATGCAGGCAGTTATGATCCGCAAGACTTTTTAGGAAGACTTATTGGTGATGCTGACTGGGTAAGACATGCTGAACAAAGCATGTATGAATGTTTTGACGATAATTACTTTGCAACACAATTCCATATTGACTTATTTGCAAAGGCATTTAACATGAATGATGAAAAAAATCATCGTGTAGGATGGCCTATGGAATATTTACACCATAGTCTTCAACAATATAAAGGTATGGAAAAAAGAGATATTATACTCTTTCCGCATCGTGTTGCTCCTGAAAAACAGGTTGAAATTTTTAGAGATCTTAAAACTCAGTTACCACAATACGAGTTTATTGTGTGTCAAGAACAAGAACTTACTAAGAACGAATACCATAATATGTTAGGCGAAGCTAAGATGGTGTTTAGTGCTAATCTACAAGAAACACTTGGCATTAGTTGGTACGAAGGAGCATTAGTTGATACTATTCCTATGGTGCCTGATAGGCTAAGCTACAGTGAAATGGGCTTGGATGTATTTAAATATCCAAGTGCATGGACTGAAGACTATGACGCATACTTGCATAATAGAGACAAAGTAGTTGCACAAATTATAGAGTACATGGAAAACTACGATGACTTCCTTCCTAATATTAATAAACAAGTTACTAAACTTAACAAAGAGTTTTTTAGCGGTAAAAAGTTATATAGGGTGATTGCCGATGGGGAATAACAAGGAGATATAATGCAACATACAATACAACAATTAATGGATAAAGTAAGTGCAATGCACGGAATTGCTGTTCAGGCACATCGAGAAAAGTATAAAAAAGCACCAGGTGAAGAATATGATACAGCACTGGTTACACATTTAGTAGAACAAATACAAGCTATGGCTGGAGATATATACAATGATAAAACTCCGCATCCAAAATTAAAAGGTGACAAATGATTAAGAAACATTATTATAGTTGGACTGATGTAGAACGTATGTGCGTCAGTATTGTAAACCAAATGTACGCAGACAACTGGCGTCCTGATTATATTGTAGGTATTACACGTGGTGGCAATGTACCTGCTACTATTATTAGTAACATGACTGGCATTCGTTGCGAAGCACTAAAGGTAAGTCTACGTGATGACAATAGAGACAGCGAAAGCAACTGTTGGATGGCCGAAGATGCTTTTGGATATAGCGATGGTACAAAAGTAACAGCAGGACCATTAGAAAAGAAAATTCTTATTGTTGATGATATCAACGATACAGGCGCAACATTTAATTGGATTATGCAAGATTGGCAAGCAGGATGTTTACCAGATGATCCTAAATGGAATCGTGTATGGGGTAATAATGTAAAATTTGCAACTCTTACAGATAACTTGTCAAGTGAATCAATTAATCCAATTGCATACACTTGTCACGAAGTAAACAAAGCAGAAGAGGATGTATGGTTAGTATATCCTTGGGAAAACGTAGGGATATATTAGAAAGGAGACTTATGTTGAAACAACAAATGATTGAAGCCGCAAGAAAACATGCCGAAGCAGAGATTCTATTGCACAAAACTAATATTAATGTGTATATGGAAAAGGTTGTAGGCATCGGCGAACATTCAGACATCATCGAAACAATTCAAAAAGAATTAGATGCTATGGCAACTGCTGATGATAGACTAGAAATGTTGAACAAATATTTTAATGACTAACACAGATTTAGATGCATATGTAGGAGACTGGGTTAACAAACTTAATGATGCTAACGTGTGTCCTTATGCTAAATCTGTATATGACAACAGTAAATTAAAATTAATAAATTTAGACCCTCCAGAAGACGTATATGAATTTTGGAGGGCCGTTTCAGAGCAAGCAGAATTGTTTGATGGATCTATTGAAGTTGTTATGGTAGCAATGCCAACTAACAAAGACATATTAACAGATAATCAAATGATTGGAGCAACTGATAGTTTAAATGGGTTATATAATTACAAAGGCAAGGACTTATGGTTCTTAGATGCTTTTGATGATCATTGGACTATTATGTTGTTACAAAAAATCTCGGCACTAGATGACGCAAGTGCTATCTTTCAAAAGAAAGATTATTACAAAGACTTCCATCCATATAGATATAAAAAGTATGTTGAAGGAAGAAGAAAATTAAGAAACAGGTTGACAAAAACCTAAATAAAGTATATAATATAAAGTATTACAGGCAATCCACTGCCTTAACATCGGAGAAGTAAATGAGTAAAAGTGAAGAAATTAAAGCCCGCCTAGTACAGGCAAAACAACGCTATTGGGCTGGCGACAACATTAGTGGAGTATTGCAAGAAGGTGATAAAGATGAACTTATCAACGAAGCAACTACAGCATTTGAAAGTGTACTAGATGCACTTGTGATTGATAGATATCAAGATCCAAACTCTAAAGGTACGGCACATCGACTTGCTAAAATGTACTACAATGAGATTATGGCAGGACGTTATGATCCTATTCCAAGTGCAACAGCATTTCCAAACGATTCAACAGAACGTTACGAAGGTATGTTAGTTGTACGTAGTGAACTAAAAAGTATGTGTTCACATCATCACCAGCCAGTAGCAGGTGTTGCATACATTGGTATTATTGCCGCTGACAAGCTAATTGGTCTAAGCAAGTACACACGTATTGCACAGTGGTGTGCTAGGCGTGGAACACTACAAGAAGAACTTGCAAATGACATTGCACGTGAGATTCAAGCCGCAACAGATGCAGAACATTTAGGTGTTTACATTCAAGCAACACACGGATGTTGTGAGAACAGAGGCATTATGGCAACTAGCAGTCTTACACAAACAACTGTATTACGTGGTGCATTTAAAGAAGATGCAGGTACAAAGAAAGAATTCTTTGACAACATTAAATTACAACAGCAATTTTCGTGTGGAGCATAAAATGAAACTAAGATATTCAGAAGCATTTTATAGTGTACAAGGCGAAGGCAAGTTTGTAGGAGTACCTAGTGTGTTCCTACGTACATTTGGTTGTAACTTTCGTTGTATGAACTTTGGTTTAACAAACGAGCCAATGCGTGACGAGAAACAAAAAGCAGGTATCATTCATAATGCTGAAGTACAAGCATTACTTGATGCAGGCGTACACGAAACTACAAAAGAGTTTAACGACTTGCCTATTATACATACAGGTTGTGATACATATGCAAGCATCTATCCTGAGTTTAAGAAGTTCAATCGTCAAGCAACTGTAGACGAAGTAGTTGAACACTTACTATCTCTTACACCAAACGGTAAGTGGGTACAAGATAATGGTCAGGATGTACACTTGATTATGACAGGTGGTGAGCCGTTGTTAGCGTGGCAACGACTTTACGTAGAACTATTTGAACATCCACGTATGAAGGACTTAAAAAATGTCACATTTGAAACAAACACTACACAATCTTTACACGAAGATCTCTTTAACTATCTCAACGATCAGGACAGAATCCAAGTCACTTGGTCTTGTTCCCCAAAACTTAGCGTTAGCGGAGAACCTTGGGATACTGCTATTAAGCCTGATGTGGCTAGTGAGTATCAGCTTGTTACTGATAGTGACATGTATCTTAAGTTTGTTGTCGCTACTCAAAGCGACTTTGATGAAGTTAAAAGAGCTGTTGACGCTTACAGAAGTGCCGGGGTGGAATGTCCGGTATATCTTATGCCGTTGGGCGGACGCAGTGAAGAATATGTTCTCAACGTTAAAGACGTTGCCGAAGCGTGTATGGCAGAAGGATGGCGATTTACCCCTAGACTCCATATCAGCTTATTCGGAAATGCCTGGGGAACATAATAGAGATATGGATGCATTATACAAAATTAAAAAAGAAACTAACGAACAGTTAGATAAAGCAATGAAGGCACCTATCGATCAAGATAGGATTAGAAAGGCAGGATGGTAAAAATATGTGGGATAAAATAAAAAAAACTGTAAACAAGTTACAGGGAAAAGAAGAAGAAGNAGTAGTAACAACTAACCAAGATAAACGTAGAGCTATTCTTGCAAAAGAAAAAGAAGAAGCAACTACCAAAGGCGAAGCGTGGGTTGCTGTATTAGATACACAAATTAATCCAGACAATATTAAGAACGGTTTCTTTGAGCTCGATTGGAATAATCAGTTTATTGAAGAACTACTTGATGCAGGTTATACTGGAGAGTCTAATGAAGAAATTGTTGATGGTTGGTTTAAAACTATTGCTGTACAGATATTAGGCGAACAGGGTGTTGAAACAGCAAGAGAAATGGGCTATATTAATGTAGTACCAATTGACAAAGATAAATCAGAAGTATCGTAATGGTTGACACAAGCCAGATCTGGTGCTATAATAATACTATAAATTACATAAAGGCAAACTAATGGCAACTTATATTCTAGTAGATACAGCTAACACATTCTTTCGTGCTAGGCATGTAGTACGTGGCGACATTGACACTAAGGTCGGTATGGCCTTTCATATTACACTTAGCGGCGTTAAGAAAGCATGGCGTGACTTTAATGCAGATCATGTTGTGTTTTGTTTAGAAGGTCGTAGCTGGCGCAAGGACTTTTATGAGCCATATAAGCGCAATAGACAAGAGACTCGTGATGCACTAACACCTTCGCAAGCAGAAGAAGATAAAGTGTTTTGGGAGTGCTTTGATGAATTTAAGGACTTTGTATCTACTAAAACTAATTGTACAGTTATGCAACATCCGCAACTAGAAGCAGATGACCTTATTGCAGGTTGGGTACAAGCACACCCCAACGACAATCATGTTATTATTAGTACTGACGGTGACTTTGCACAACTTATTGCACCTAACTGTAAACAGTACAACGGCATACAAAACGTTACTATTACACACGAAGGCTACTTTGACGACAAAGGCTTATCTGTTATTGACAAGAAAACTAAAGAAGACAAGCCTGCTCCTAATCCAGAATTTATGCTGTTTGAAAAGTGTATGCGTGGCGACACTAGTGACAATGTGTTTAGTGCTTACCCTGGTGTACGTAAGAAAGGCACAAAGAACAAAGTTGGTCTTATTGAAGCATTTGCAGACAAAGACAACAAAGGCTACAACTGGAACAATATGATGTTACAACGTTGGACTGATCACAACGGTGACGAACATCGTGTACTAGATGACTACACAAGAAATGTTACACTGTGTGACTTGACAGCACAACCCGGTAATATTAGAAGTATTATTAACAACGTAATTGAAGATCATATGACGCCAAAAGAAGTACAACAAGTAGGTATGCGTCTTATGAAGTTTTGTGCTAAGTGGGATATGCAACGTATTGCAGACCAAGCACAATCATTTGCAGAGCCACTACAAGCGAGGTACCCGATATGAAAGCAAAAGAAATAGTTAAAAACAAGTTTTGGATCTTATCTAATAATAGTGAAAACGTAGGAACTATTAGTTTTAACGACGAACAATATATGCTTAGTGATTCTAAAGGAAGCAGATTTTTTAACGATACATTAGAAATTCAAAAGTCTCTAGAAAGTAAAGTTAGCTGGCAAGACCTAGCAATTAAAGAAGTACAACCAGAGAAAATTGTAAACACATATCCAACTAGTTGTTTACCTTACAACGATATGTATGATGTAAAACGCAAACTACCATTATTTACAAAAAGTAAAAAATCTAAAAGTTTATATTGTGCAGGATACTATACAATTAAATTTGAAAAAGGTTGGGTTAAAAGTTTTTGTCCTAAACTAATTACAATTGAACGCTATGATTATAGAGGACCGTTTAAAACTGAATTAGAAATGAGAACGGAGTTATCACGTGTCAACTCAAAATGAACCACTAAACACTGCTCCGATACAACAATTTATATCTCAAGTAAAAAGTGCAGATGCTAGTCAAGCTAAAGAAGTTAAACTTAACATGCAACAGGCTAAAAGATTAGCATTTACATTAGGCGAAGTAATGTCTAGATTAAATGGTGATCTTGAACAAATACTTGCACGTAAAAACTCTGGCAACGACGAAGTCATTAATGTTACAATGGACGGCGGCACAGGCTGGTAATAGGTAAGTATAGTTTTGGTATTGTAGGCTTTACACATATTCAAGGACAATGGACTTGGGACGTTTTAGTTGTACGAGGCAAACACTGTTATAACATACCTGTACCTTATCCTATATATAAAATTATACACTACTTTTGGTCTAAAAAGTTGGTTAAAAAGAGATAAATATATGCGTAGTTAATTAAAAGGATACGCATATGAGTAGACCAAAACCAACGGTGTTAGCAGAACACATCGATAAAAAAACATATAAAGCTGAGCAAGTGTTACAGGCCGATGCTATCTGGGCTGTATTTTACAATAATGCTCCTTTTAATCTAAAAAGTTCAAATGTTCTTACAAGCTATCCCGGACCAAAATATAAAAAAACTAGTTTTTCAAATCCTGGACATGCACACAATCTTGCTAGTAAAATGAATTCACTTTTCAATACTGATCAGTTTACTGTTGTAAAATTGACTGCAGGTGAAACTGTAGAAGAATGAACTGGAAAGAAACATACACTAAAGTATTCTTAAAACAAGCAGGTAAATCAGTAAACGAATTGTCTTTAAAAGAATACTTGCCTCTATGGTGGAAGAACACTCGAGACAAAGAAACAGGCGGACTAAGACTTACTGATACTGGATTTGAATTTATCACAACTGAGTTAGATTTAAAAACATATGAAATACCTTATCCACCAGAATTTGAACTTACTACTAATACAATAATATGGATGGATAATTTTATAGATTGCCCATACTATTTGGCTTCAAAATGTATAATAGTTACTAACGAAAAAAAGGCCATGGAATTGAGTCTTTTTAGCGGAGATGTACGTAAATATGGACTACAAAAAGCCCTAACAAGACAGAAAAAAGAATCCAAAAGTGGTTGACCTTTAGTCAAAACGGTGTTATTATATATACATACTAAGAAATTAGATATGGCACTGAACACTAAACAAGAGGAATACACAATGGATAATATTACAGCACTACGCACAGTATCGCCAAATGGCGCAAAGAAAAGCATTCTACGTGCTTTCAAGAAGAAACGTCCGTTGTTTATGTGGGGTCCTCCAGGTATTGGTAAATCTGATATTGTAGGACAGATCACTAAACAACTAAAAAATTCACATCTAATTGATGTTCGACTATCATTATGGGAACCAACTGATATTAAAGGTATTCCGTATTATAGTGCGAATGACAATACAATGGCATGGGCACCGCCGCAAGAACTTCCAACAGAAGAGTTTGCTGCACAATTTGATAATATCGTTTTGTTCTTAGACGAAATGAATTCTGCGGCACCGGCTGTACAAGCAGCTGCTTACCAACTTATTCTTAACAGACGTGTTGGACAATATAAACTGCCAGACAATGTACTTATTGTTGCGGCAGGTAACAGAGAAGCTGACAAAGGTGTTACATACAGAATGCCTGCTCCGTTAGCAAATAGATTTGTACACGTTGAGCTTGCTGTAAACTTTGATGATTGGTTTGCATGGGCTGTTGAAAACAAGATACACAACGATGTTGTAGGTTATCTTACTTTTAGTAAGAAAGACTTATATGATTTTGATCCAAAGTCACCTAGTCGTTCTTTTGCAACACCACGTAGTTGGTCTTTTGTAAGTGAACTACTCGAAGATGACGATGATGAAAATACCACAACAGACTTAGTTAGTGGTTCAGTAGGCGAAGGCCTTGCTGTAAAGTTTATGGCACACCGTAAAGTAGCGTCAACAATGCCTAATCCAACAGATATTTTGGATGGCAAAGTTAAAGAGATGAAGACAAAAGAAATCAGTGCCATGTATTCCTTAACTGTCTCACTCTGCTATGAACTTAAAGAAGCGTCCGATAAGAACGATAAGAAGTTTGACGATAAAGTTAATAACTTCCTACGTTTTGCAATGGATAACTTCGAAACAGAATTAGTTGTTATGGGCATAAAACTTGCTCTTACACAATATTCACTACCAATCGATCCAGATGAAGTAGCATGTTTTGATGAATTCCATGAGCGTTTTGGCAAGTACATTACAGCTGCACAACAGGTGTAACCATAAAAGAGTTGGGCGATCTCTCCAAAACGCCCATTTTTCACTTGACAAATAACGTAAATATGTGTATACTTATAGTATAACAATAGGGAATAGGCACAATGAAAACTGACGTATTACATAATGTAGAAGGAACAAAGCACTGGACACCTGATCCAGATATTACTCCAGAACAACTAATTGAAATGCGTGAAGAAGTATTAGAACGTATCATTGTTGCTCGAGTAGGTTTATTGCTTAGACATCCTTTCTTTGGTAATATGGCAACTCGTTTACGTATTTTAGCAGCAGATGATTGGTTACCTACGGCCGCTGTTGATGGTAGAAACTTATACTTTAATACACAATTCTTTAATGCAATGAATAACAAAGAAATTGAATTTGTTATTGCACACGAAATTCTACATTGTGTATTTGATCACTTAGGACGTAGAGAAGGACGTGAGCCTCGACTATATAATATTGCCGCTGATTATATTGTTAATAATCTACTAGTACGTGATCGTATTGGTGTAAAGCCTAGCTTTATTGATTGCTTCCAAGATTTTAAATATGACAAATGGACATCTGAAGAAGTATATGATGACATTTACGAAACAGCAAAACAAAACGGCGAAGAGTACTTAAAGCAACTAGGCGAAATGTTAGACGAACACCTTGACGGTATGGGTGATGATGCAGACGGTAACGGTGATTCAGGCGAAGAAGAAGATTCAAAAGGTAATAAAGTAAGTAAGTCTAAGCCAAAATTTTCTAAAGATGAAATGAAAAAGATCAAAGACGAGGTCAAAGAAAGTATGCTTAGTGCAGCACAAGCGGCTGGTGCAGGCAATACTCCAGCTGAAGTTCAACGTATGATTAAAGAACTTACAGAACCTAAAATGAACTGGCGTGAAATTATTAGACAACAAATACAGTCTACTATTAAACACGATTTTACATTTAGTCGTCCTTCACGTAAAGGTTGGCACACTGGTGCTATTCTTCCAGGCATGAATTATGATGATGAAATTGATATTTGTGTAGGTTTAGATATGAGTGGATCTATTGGTGATTCACAAGCTAAAGACTTCTTAAGTGAAGTTAAAGGTATTATGGAAGAATTTAAATCTTATAGCATTAAACTATGGTGTTTTGATACTGCTGTTTATAACGAACAAGACTTTAGTGCAGACGGTGGTGAGGACTTATTAGACTATAATATTATTGGCGGTGGCGGAACAGAATTTGACTGTAACTGGGATTATATGAAAGAAAATGATATTCAGCCTAAAAAGTTTATCATGTTTACAGATGGATATCCTTGGAGAAGTTGGGGAGATCCTGAATATTGCGAAACAGTATTCATTATACACGGGCATAGAGATAAGGAATTACAAGCACCTTTTGGTGTAACAGCACACTATGAACAAGATGTTGCATAAAGTTAAAGAACCAAATCCATTAAATTTATTTGGTATTAGGCGCTTAAAGGTGCCTAGTCCTCATTGCGATTACATTAAAATACCACTTCGTTATAACTTAGAAAGAAGTATACAAAAATGGATAACTGACAATCTAAAAGGTCGGTATTATATAGGCACAACTATTGTAATTGCTAAAACTGGTGGTACAGAGACTGTATGTAAAATAGGATTTGAAGATACTAAAGAACTTTCCTATTTCACTTTGGCATGCCCACTTTTGAAATACAAGTAAATATATACGTAGTTTATTTTAAACACAGGAGACAATAAATGAGCGAAGATAAAAAGAACGCTGACGCACAAGCACCTACACAAGAAGCTCAAGCGCCAGCACCAGAAGGTACTACAGAACTTACTATTACTGATTTAAATGCACTAAAGCAAATCATTGATGTAGCAAGCCAACGTGGTGCGTTCAAACCAAATGAAATGATGACCGTTGGGTCAACATACAACAAGCTAGAAACGTTCCTATCAGCGGTAGCTGCACAACAACCTGCACCTGCGCCAGACGGAACAAAAGGAGATTAATATGGCCGCATTGAAACATATCGGAAGAGTAACAAAAACTAAGAAAAAATGTGCAGTAGCATATAGAGTATTACCAGGTGACCCTGATAACTGTTTAGTTGTATTTACAGAATCACTTGATGCAGCTGACCACGATTCACTAATTAATTTAATAGAATCAAATGCTGGGCAAAACTCAGATGAATTTGCAGATGCTATGGCTAGATCATCTTTATCAGATGGTAGAAATATGTTAGCTGGATTTCATAAAACAGGAAAACTTGCTAAAGTTGCAACTAACTTAATTGAAATGACACCAAATAATAATACGTCATTACCATTAGATGAACTTAATAAAACTATTGCAGAGCAAAAAGGTGTTACAGTAAACGACCTTGCTATGAAAGATCCAAAAGGAGCAACTATTGCAGAAGTAAAAGATGCACCTGTAGCTGATCCAGCAGCATCATATACAGCACCTGCAACAACCGATGTCTTAACCGACGAAGTACTTGCGGCACAATATCGTTCGCAGGCAGATTCTTTGTTTAAAGAAGCAAAGACTCTTAGAGAGCAAGCAGAAGAACTTGTTCCTACAAAGCGTAAGTCAAAGACAACGGCGGATGGCTAAAAAAGGTAAGCTACCCTCAGATATAGTTAGTGCTTGGCCTGAAATATTTAAAGATATTACTATTGATGTAGTACCTATTGAGTATTTACATAGTGTTAAGATATACTTTAACGACGGTAAAATATGGGATATCGACGTAAAAAAGTCATTAACTAAGCCTAGTTTAAATATAGAAACAGCTTTAGAAGACCTGTTCTCTGAATACGAAACTAGTATTAAAAATATAGATTTTAGGCTAGATACTCAAAAAGTCAAAAGAGATATTAAGAAGCGTACTGCAATCTTTATGAAGAAAAGAAAGTGATCGGCATAAATACTATAACAAATACTATTCAGGAGTTAATAGATGGCATTACAAGTTAGAAGAGGTACCAATGCAGAAAGATTAGGTATCACACCTGCAGCAGGTGAATTAATATTCACAACAGACACTAAACAACTATACGTTGGTGACGGAACTACAGCAGGTGGAATAACATCTATTGCTGGTACTATCGACTCACTTTTAGCTGATACTACTCCACAGCTAGGCGGTACATTAGACTTAAACAACCATGATATTACTGGTACAGGTAACATTAATATTACTGGTACTATACAAGCATCAGGGAATATTAACTTAGGTGACGGTGTTGGAAGTGATGTAATTAATATAGGCGGAGTAATGTCCGGCGATTTAGTTCCTAATGCCGATGCAACACATGATTTAGGTTCCACTACAGCATACTGGAAAGAAGCATTTCTTTCTCAATTAACAGTTGACAGTCAGATCACAGCTGAAAGAGTACAAGCAGATATTATTGCAGACGACAGTACTGTAGTCTTTAATGCAGCAACAGGACAAATAGCAGCTGCACAAGTAAGTGGAACATTTACAGGTAACGTAACAGGTAATGCAACAGGTGCTCACGCAGGTACATTCGACGGTGAAGTAACAGGTAGTGTGTTTGGTGATGATTCAACTGTACTTGTAGATGGTATTTCTAGTAAGATTGTTGGCGAAGTAACTGGTATTATTAATACAACTGAAGTAACAATAACCGGTGTTGGAGATATTAATAATTCTGCAAGATTGGAGTTTGTTTACAATGAAGCTCCTGCAGACAATACCGTAGTACTTGCTACTAATAGAGTAATGGATCGAACGCAACAAAAATTTGTTATGCAGACTCGTCCTACCAATACATATTTTAGTCATGATGATAATGGTGCAACTGGTATTACACAGTATAGTACTCACACAGTACACGGCGGATTAAAAGTAAAAATTGAGCCAGCAAACTCAGATTTTACAGCACCGGTTGAAGCACTAGAAGTATTAGGAAATATTAAAGGTACAGGTTTTGTACAATTTGGTTCGCTTACCACAGTACAACGTGATGCCCTTACAGCGGCAAACGGAATGGTTATTTACAATACAACAGATAATAAATTCCAAGGCTACGAATCCGGCGCCTGGGCAAACCTTATATAATACCCCCTCATAATAACAGAGATAAGTACTAGTATGCAAATACTATATCTTATCCTATTGTCTTATATTTCGTATATGTTAGTTGTTACAATTGGCATTACTTACGGATACCATCGATACTTTTCGCATAATGAATTTAAGGCAAAGCCTTGGCAAGAAGTTGTTATGCTGTATTGCGGATTGCTTTGTGGAAACAGAAGTCCACTAGGTTGGGTTGGTGTTCATCGTATGCATCATGCGTATACTGATACTCCTAAAGATCCTCACAGTGCAAGATATCAACCTTGGTATTCTATATTGTTTAGTCTTTGGAGAGTAGATGCTATACCAAGAAAATTTTTAAAAGACATGGTTACAAATCCTAGGATAGTGTTTTTTCACAAACATAGAAATGTAATTTATATTTCAAATGCAATATTACTTGCTTTAATTTTTGGATATAAAGCACTTATAGTATTAGCAATAATATATGCACTAGCCTACTTTGGCTTTGGTGCATTAAACCTTTGGGGGCATGATAGCAAAGGTCCGATTAATAATATATGGGTAAACTTAATCGCACCGTTTGAAGGAAATCATAAAGATCATCATGAAATGGCGTTTAGAAAAAATTGATCCCCACCTAGAGGACATAAAAGAATTGTTTGCAAAAACACAAGGACACAAACATGCTGATAACTACAGCAAGTGGCCTTTATTCCAGCATACTAAATTTGCTCGTATGGGATGGGATCCTCACTTAGTCTATTATAGTGCCGGTATAGAAAGGCCAGAATACAATGGCGGCATACGGATTATGAGTCGTCATACCAGAGATCGCAATTACGATTGGGGTACAATGCAAGATGATTTACAACGAGGTAATAGTACATTAGGATTTAGTACTAAGATGGCACTAGACATGGGATACAAAGATATATGGTTAAGCAGAGAAGAAAATCCAAAACTATTAGAATGGTTCCAGAAACATAGTTTTTATAACTGGAATATTACACAAGAGGAAATACCATTAGGAGGGCTACAATGGGTCTTACGATTGGCATAACCGGTCATACAAGTGGCTTTGGAAAACATATCGCCAAAGCATGTACTCAACTAGGTCACAATGTAATAGGCTTTAGTATGACTAACGGATACCATTTTCCAGAAGATATTGATGCTATATTTAAAAACAAATATGATGTATTGATTAATAACACTGAATTTAGTACAACACAAGTAAACATTGCGTTGTTAGCACATAGCAAAGGTATTAGATGTATTAATATAGGAAGTAAGATTACTGAAGCAAAAGTTACTGCACCTTACTATTCTATGAAGAATAATAAACTTTCTCTCAAAATGTTTAGCGAAACTAACAAACAAAAATATTTAACATGGGGATTTACTAAAGGTCATTGGATACTCGAAAATAATCCACACCTATTAGAAACAATAACAACAGAAGATGCTGTAAAGGAGGTACTCAATGAGTTGGAATCTTTATTCAATTCTAAATAACTACGGTGACTTTATAGCTCTTAACTCTTTTGTGGCTCCTAAAGAAGTTTTAAAAGACATAGAGCAATACAAAGACTATTGGGAAAAGTATAATCCTAATAAACCTGATATCCCAAGAAATAGTTTAACAGTTACGTCATTGACTGGAGAAATGACTAATAATAGTGTAAGTAGTCTAACAGAACATTCTCGTACTACTGGTAAAAGTATCGAAGAAAGCGATTTTAATAAACCAACCGATCTATACAAAAACAGTAAAGAACTACAGAACTTACTTGATCCTTGGAGACCTTTTTTAGCAAGAACACAAATAATTAGTTTACCACCTGGCGGTTACTTTCCTCCGCACATTGATGGCGGTAAGAAACAAACACCAGAAACTTTTAGACTAGCAATGGCATTAACAAATACAAATCCTCCGGGATGTTGCTGGATGCTAGGTGATGACATTAACTATACAGCACTTAAATGGCAGTATGGACGATTATACTATGTAAATACATTAAAGAAACATATGCTGTTTAATGCGTCTAATGATGATAGTATTTGGCTTATTATAAATGTTGTTACAACAGAACAAAGTGTAGATAAAGTAAGAGCTCTAATATCATGATGCCATATTTCTTTCCAGTAGATCTTATAAGCAAAGAAGATGTATCTTTTTTAGAAGGTCTTTGTAAATCTCCTGAAGCAAATTTTATTGCGTATGATACAATAAGCGGAAAGAAAGACGGAAATTTATGTTGGGATATTAATTTAGATTATTTTAACAGATTTAATGTTGACAGTTATACTTTCTTTGTTCATCAAGAACCTTTTTCTAAAATAGTTTCTCATACAGATAATCCTAAATGGAAAAGAAATACAGTTTTAATTGTGCCTTTATTTTGGCATGAAGAATATGCTCCTTGTTACTTTGAAGACGGACCTATGATTAAATATGGAACGCCTTATCTTTTTAACACACAATTAGCACACTATGTAAATAATAACGAATACCCAAGATACAATTTTCAAATCTGCTTTGCAGAACCAATAGAGGAGGTTTACGAATGTTTACAGAAGATTATAGATTAATTAACCCTTTTCACAACTTAAAACAAATAGAAAAACTATGGCATGAAATGACAGATGAATTTTTAGGAGATTGTGTTTTTGGTGATCAAACATATCTCAATGTTTACATAAAGCGTAACTCGCTCCTGCTTAATAAGCGTGATTTTTATAATAGTTTACGAGGGTTTGATATGCCTAATGAGCATAACTGGGAAGATTACGCACAAGAATGGAACTACCCAAACGGAAAGTTATACAAGTTTCATCTAGGAAAAGAAAATGCTAGAGTAGGCGATTATACACATAAAAATATATACGCATTTGTTCCGCATGAAATGAAAACACAATACTACGATGATATTAATTTGCCTGGCAAAAGAAATAATATGTGGTTTAGTTATATGGAACATGATTGTATAATGGAATGGCATACTGATGGAGACACAGGATATAGGTATCATCATGTCATTATGAATGATGGTGAAGCTCCAAGTATTGTTTGCAAAAGCGGTGATGTAAATTGTAAGCCTGGACAAGCGTTTATCTTGAACACAAACAATGCCCACATGGTGCCTTATTGTAAAAAAAGATTACATATGATATGTAGCTTAAATGGCGAAAAAAGTACCGGTGCTGGTCATAATAATCAGTGGTTAGAAGATAATAACTTAACTTGGAAGGATTGGGAACATGAACACGGTTATAGTAGCTGACAATATTTTTGACGAAGATTATCTACAGCAACTAGATGAACTTTGCAAGGGCGAACTGTTACAACTAGACAGTGAAACAGGATCTCACGTAGGCGAATATACCGACTACGAGTGGCAAATGATTAAAAACAACATTAGAACTTCTCCGCATAGACTACAACTGTTAAGTGAGATAGGCGAATACATAGGCACTAGTTTACCTACAAAAGATTTAGAACCTATGCAACTGTTTGCTAAAAAGTTTACTCCTAGTAGCCGTATAGGCAAGCACAAAGAAGATCCAAAAGTATATGGTGACTGGGTATGGATGCTTTATATGACAGACGAAATAGACGGTTCTTTATGTACAGAAGACATGACTATACTTCCTAAAAGAAACAGACTTGTAATAATGCGTACAGGATTTGATCATTGGGTGGAACCTTGTACAGGAAGTAGAATTAATATAAGTGGTTGGCCTTTTGCTAACGAGGAAGTAAGAGCCCGTTGGAAGACATCACGTCAATAATAGTATCCCAATCAACCGTCCAATGCGTAAAAAAACTAACCATTAATCTATTTTCATTACCGTTATTTTCAGCACTATGAAACACTCCTGTACGTAACATAACAGGTTTGGTTGTTATTTCAAATGAATCTATTTCTACCATGTCATGATCTTTTCCCTTCCAAAAATCGTATGGATGAATAAATTCAGGATTTTTTTGGCGCCACCACTTTGTAATATCGCCTATAGGATTAAAACAAGGAATATTTAATGCTCCAGGGCAAATAATATATCTGCCAGCATCACCGTATTGTGCATGTGCATTTAGATCAATATGCTTTACAACTTTTTGTCCCGGAGGTTCATATAGCATTCTTACCACAGGCGAAAACCAATCAGCTACTGGCTCAATAGGTGCCCATAATTCTGGAAACTCTTCACGCATACAATCTGGTGCAACATCTTTCTTTGCATCATCTTTGCACAAGTCATAAATTTCTTTTACTCGTTCCTTATATGCATCACTTATTTCGATATTTAATTCATAACAACACTTCATATTCTCTCCTCTACTAACGGCATAAGCCTATTTGTAATTTCTTTCCAGGTATACTTTGGATCAATAATCAACGATAAAATAAGTCTTCTTCCTTCATTTAATCTTCGTACTGAATGCCATCCATCTATACGTATCAAAGCACACTTGTTATCCATTACCATTGTGCTTTTTTTAGTAAATCCTTCAGGTATAAAATTTGGATCTTTATCAAATAATGATTTAGCATTACCTTTGTAAAAATGCCAGCCGTCATCTATATCTTTATCTGCGTTCCACCAAGTAGTTTCTGCATAGGTAGGATTTTCAATTGGTACTTGAATTGCACCAACAACTTCTCCATCAAAGTTATATTGCCCATTATTGCGATCTTTATGCGGGTGAATTTCCTCTATATCATTCATAACTCTAAACTTATATGTAACTATATCAATGGGAAGATTTCTAAATGGACTTAATAAATCTTCATTCTGTCCATACCTACCTTCTAATTCATAATGTTTTTTTGCTAAGTCTATGTACTGGGTAGTCACCGGAATATCTAATTTATACCAATCCATCCAAGTCATCCGTTCCATCTAAACTAAACATCAATGCAATCCTTGGTTTGCTACTCATATTAACTACAGCATGTGGATATCCTATGTTTAGGAAATAAGCATTGCCATTTTCTAAATTATACGCTTCTAGTCTTCCTTCACGTTTGAATAAGTTAATAACCTGCTTATCACCGTAGATAGGAACAATACATCTTACAGCATAACTTACATCATAATCAACATGAAAAGGAATATTTTTTCCAGGTGCTAGTTTTGTTATTCTAATTCTACTTGCAGGTGATTTTAGTTGTGTAACTACTTGTTCAAAGTAACTGCTTAGATAGTCTTTGGTAGGCACATTGTATAAGTGTTCTTCTCGGCGTCTAAGACGCTCTTTAATGCTGGCTGTGTGCGGTAAAATCTCACTAGGTGTAGTTAGGTTTATCTGTTCAAAGTTATCGTATACATCTTTAACTAAATCTTCATGGTTCATACACAGCATTGGATTAGCTGTACGTACATCTACAAACTTTTCTGCAAGTGTATCTGTTGCTTGTTGTAGCTTTTTTAAGTCGATATCTAGTTTAAAATTGTGTATACTGGGTAAAGTTTTTTTATGCATAATTAAATCTTTCTAAGTCAACACCATAATAGTGTTCAATTACATTCTTAGCCTCCGGTGTAAGTATCTCTCTAGTATTTACTTGGAATTTGCTAACGTTTTTTCGTTCTTGAATAGTGTTATCTTCTAATCTAATAATATTATCAACACATACTTTTCCGTCTATAGATATATAATCTATCATAGGAATGCTAGGCTTAAATTCTCCTAAATGAAAGTCTGAAGTAGTAGTAGTATATTCTTGAAACTGTTCTTGCCAATTAGGCCAAGGTTTATCAAAATACATATAAAGATATTCTAAAAATCCTACATCAATGCCATACTGTCTAGAATACTTCCACCAACTAACTGCACGTTCATAAGGATTTCTAATTACAGTAAAACTTGGTAGTTTAGGTAATGCTGGATCACATATAGGAGCATGTGGTTTTATACTTACCTTTCCCATCGAAACTGTAACACTTCGGCCAGCAGTTTTAGGAATGTGAATAAAAAGTTTTTCTTTATTCCACGCGGTCATTTAATAATCCTTTTATCTTTAGTGCTTCTACAATACCTTGCCATGTATTATAAGGCCAAAATACAAAACATGCACTTGCTCTTGGATTTTCTTTATCTTCGCTTACTATATGATGATTAACTCCACTATTAAATAATGTAGCTTTATCCTTTAATTTAAATCTATCAACTTCTACAAGATTACTATAGTCATGTCCCATAGACTCTTTTGTAATGTTAGAATTTATATCTTCGGGATATAACACGCCTTTAGGAGAAAACCCCCAAGGCCATAGTTTTCTTAGGTCGGGGTCAATGTACCATATAGTTGTATCTTCTACTGGTTCACTAAGTAATATGTTTACATTACCTGGATGTAGAACATCCATAGGTATGTCTTCATGAAAGCCTTGTTCATTACTATCACAATGAGGAAGATAATATGACTTAGGATACATATTCAAAAATCTAACACCTTCAACAAACGGGTCACTAAGATCTTTTTTAAACTTTATTACAGCATCACAGCCTTGTTTTTTAATTGTTTCATCAGAAACATAGAAACACATGTCATCATAACCTGCACATTTAAACGTAGGATTGTTTAAATGCTTTAATTCTTCACGAACTTGTGAAATATCTAAATTAATTTCATATGCACACGAGAACATAATCATCTCTTACTTTTTCAGCTTTGTATCTTTTGTCTACATAATCATAAAATTCTTGTTGATGATTATATGCGCCCATTAATATGTTAGCATGATGATTACCATACTTACACCAATAATTAAATTGTTTAATGTTTTCTTCTAGCAACGGTGATACATCAAATATTGCTAAGTCAAATCCAATTTTCCAATCATACTTAAAAGGACTGGTGTCTAATATAATACTTACATTGTCACAATCTTCAAATGTTTTTGCTAGTAGATTAAAATCAAAATAGTCGTGGTACTCTTTTGGAAAGTGTCTTTTAACACTACGCTTCCAGTCTTGGTCTTTTAAATCTTTATCAAGGCCTTCACTTTTATCTTCTTTTGCTTTCCCAATACTGTATTCGCCTCTATCTGTGTTAGGCATGTGATTAAGTTTATGATCGTGATAACTTTGTACAGCAAAGAAATGACTATCTGGTAGTATTTTACTTAATTTGTATGTAATGCCACCATAGTATGTACCTATTTCTACGCAAGTCTTAGGTTGTAGACGTTCGGCTACTTGCTGGTGTACACTTATATTTGCGCCATCATGCATTGAATACATCTTGTTTCCTTATTACTTTATCGTTATACTTACTTACACTTTTTTCTATTAGGTCCCAATGCTTCTTGGCATTAACTTTACCAAGTATAAATCCTATTAGTCTATCTTCAGTATCTTCTTCAACACCGTGTGCTTGGTCTTGGTTGCGTATTAAGAACGCATCTGTTTCTTCAGGCACAATACACCTATGCTTTTCTTGCCAAGACATGTCCTTTGTATAATCGTAGTCTTTACACATATACATTTTATCCTTACTACCTGCAACAACAAAACGATAACCAATAGGTTCATGCGCCATATTATATTCCAATGTTTCAGGCATAATAGCAAGATGGTGTTTGTGTGTTGGTTCAATAGCATTACCGTCTATGTGTGGAGGTATTGAATGTTTAGCTCTTGCAATACGAATATAGTAAAAATCATCACAAGGAATATAAGTTTCAATCCACTCTATAAGCTCGGGATAATTTTCTTTTGCTTTATCTGTCCACTGTTGCGGATTACCTAACGGATTGTTATTTTCTTTTTCGCCTAACAGTGTTTCTTCGTCCCACCAGATATAAAAATCAGGTGCATTGAATCTATCTAGTATTTTTTGTTTATTAGGAATAGGGGGTATTGCTAATGGTGTAAAAATTACGTCTTTCATTTACTTTCCTTTATGTGTGCAAAAGGACTCATTAATTCAGTATGAGCATTTTCAATAGTTAACTTAGGCATATTTAATTCATCTCTTACTTGTTCAATATTATCCTTAAAATAAATTAGTTCTTTTCCTCGACCTAGATTCTTGTGCAAATAATTTAGGTCGTATCCTTCTAATAATAGCTCTGGTCCAGGTTTAAATATCCTACCTAATGCTAATTTTACTTCTTCTACACAACAACTTACCAACGGCATATTATTAAGATTTGCAAAAAACTCTTTCATTGTTTGTTTAGTAATTGTTTTGTCGATACCAAAATTATAAAAAGTATTAAAATACCACCAAGTAAGATAAATGTTACCAATTTCTTCTTTGTCGTAACTGTTACACTCGTATATCATTTCAAACTGTTCTTTATTTGGTAGTATAACCTTTTTGGTTTTTATTCCGTGTTCTTCTTTATATTCATTTGTTGCCATAGGTGTATTGGGTAACACATACAAAGGATAACTCCTTGCAAAATCAATACCTAGTTCCGGGTGTTTGAATAATGTATCTGCCCAACTGTTTGCTGTTTCGCCTGGCAGTCCTATGATTAATTCACTGTTTACTTTGATATCTCTTAGCTGATCCATAATACGTAACAATTTATCTGTACTAATGTTTTTACGCTGTATAGTATCTAATACATCTGGGGATAACGTTTGTAAACTAATTTTTACATTACGCATCTTATCGTTAAAATTGTCCATTGTAAGATTCATAATCTCAGGTAAGTAAGGTGATCCATTTTTTGCAAATCCTGCAAAAGTAAGCATCATATCATCACGTTTTTTGTTATCAACAATATGTTGTACAAAGTCTACATCTCTAGGAAATATACCATAGTTAGCGTCTAGTATTTCTAAACGCTTCACATTATCAAAGTTTAATACATGTTCAATAGTTTCTTTTACTGCGGTATCTTTTAACTTTGTTATTTTACTACGACTAACTCCTCCCCAATCACAAAACGCACAATGGTAAGGGCACCCTCTGTTGGTTTCAAATGCTACAGCAATATCATCTTCGCGAGTTAACAAGTCATCAAAAATTCCATCTGTGTAAGGAGTTGGAATAGCATATTCGCTATCGCTGTTAGGATCTAAAAACTTTTCCCATTGTAGCTCTCCTGGTCCTGTCATGTAATGATCTACAAAGTTACGTTTGAAATCTTCTAAATTTTGTTCGGGAACATTTGGTCCGCCGTATACAACTATACCTTTAGGATTATACTTTTTAAATAACTGTGCAATTTCGTCATTTGCATTTTGATTCCATACATAACAAGTAAGTCCAAGAATGTCTGCTTGTTTAAGTTTTGCATGTGTGTCATTATTATCCCATTTGTTTTTATACAAAGGTTCTAGGAATGTAGTATCTTTTGCTATAATAGGATTTTTCATACAGTGAGAGATCAGGCATCCTACAGGGTAGGGCACCCAATCGTGATACACACTTGAAATGGTTCCTAGTAACACGGTGCGAGGCATAGCCTATTTACATCTCCTCTTTTAAATTTGTCGTATGCAGGATTGTCTGTAGTTGCGAGCCAAACACTGTCGCTTGGTGTAAATCCATATTCTTCACAAACGTCTTTTTGTTTGCTACTTAGAGTACGCCAAACATAATCTATGTCAAATTTATTAATAATTGTTTCTGCAACACTATTCGCATAATAGTTATAGTACTTAGCACTATTAGTAATTGCATTTAACCGTTCATCTACCTCACGTGTAAATATCCAACCTGTGCGAACATTACGTACACCAAAAGGTTTACTTAAACTATAAAACACATATTCTACATTTTTAGGTAAATTAATTTTTTGTATTTGTGTACTTCCTACATAAGCAAGATCAACTGCTGTAGGTGTGTCGCTAGGTATGTCTATAAAATTACCATCTATAGCACTAGGTACACTTACATAATGAATACGCTTTACACCTTCTTTTGGATGTATCCATTGATAGTCACCACGTTCCATTGTTACAGCTCTACGCTCTTTATCGTACCACCAATCTAGCCCTTGTGTAATACCATTCATAGGATATACATGGAAATTAGATAGATCTACAACCGGTTTAAGCCAATCAACTATGCTTGTAGAGTACGGATATATACCGTCTAAATCGCATTTTAAGCCCGATACAGCGTGGTTTACATCTGCAAGTACGTTTGTTCGTACCGCAGTACTAAGAGCTATTATATCATTGCAAATTTTCATGTCCACTTGCTACTCTCCAAAGTATACGCTTACCCATTTGTTCAAAATGCCAACGCTTGTGTATAGTTACTACTTGTTCTGCTATGTTTAAATCACCATTTTTCCATTCATGATGATACATATACTTTTCATTTAAGATATGATTTTGTAAAAATTCAATAAGCTCTTGGCTTTCTTTTTCACTATAACCAACTACTTCAAATATTTGATAAAAAGGAAAAAAGATTCCTTTGTGTTCTCCAAAATTCTGTATAAGTTTTACAGGATTTTCTGTATCTAAATGATCTTTAAATAATGGGGTATCGCTATAGCGACCTGCTTTATACCCACAGATAACATTTAGATCTTCTACTTGTACTTTTACATCTCCTGGCAAATCATCGTATGCCCATGCGTTGTTTAACCAACTTGTACGACTGCCTACTGTACCTGTAAGTGCATACAACCATATTAGTTTTTTTCTATTAGGATTGCTAGGTTGGTTAGCGTGCCAATCTAAATCATGCTTGTGACTAAAGAGGCTTGGCTTGCCTGTTATATCATCTCCACCTACTCTAAGTATACCTTCACCTGCCCACACATCACCGCTACCGCCGTGATCTCTTTGGGCATCTTTAGGATCTTGCTTCTGCACACTACCTACTACTTCACTAATACGCAATAGTTCTACTTCGTCTAAATCTTGATCGTGAAAATTTAGAACAAGATATTTGTATATGTCTTTAAAAACTTCTTGTAGTTCATCTTTGGGCATGCCTTTTAGTTTGATATCGTAATCGGCGCACCATCCATCACATAATAATTTCATTGTTCTCTCGCTGTAAATATACTCATTGCCATTTTTCTTTCTACACCTAATGCATTAAAGTCACTACTGCTATGTAGTCTAGCTACATCAAAAATAATTGCACTGTTTATTTTCCATGGAAAATAACTATGTATCGAAAGTCCTTCTAACCAATTAGGTTGTAGATGTGTTAAATATTTTTCTTTTACTTCTTTTGCTATACCTTTATCATTTGTATAACTTACATCAGTATATTCTAATAGAGGCCCGTGTTTATAAAAGTTTTTTGTTTGTGTTCCGCCATTCATAAATTTTTTACCGGCATGATAATAATACTGATCAAACATCATTAACTTTATATCTTCATCCTTAATATCTCCCCAAAGTTTTAAAGGAATTGTTATTGCTTTGTACGGTGTCTTATAATTGTTATCTACATCATTGTGTATAACATGTGCCCAGGGTGTTTCAAATACTATAGCTGACATAACTGTTACTTCACCTAATACTGCCTTTAACCTTGTAAAAATATTATCAAACACATCATTATTAGTATCAATGTTTGCAACAATAGGTCCTGTATTTTTATGTATTTTTTCCTGCGTGTTGAAATATTCTATCAAAGAATTATTCTCATCTTTAGTTATAAAGTCTAAAATCTGCTTAGGGTCAGAATTGTTTTTTTCAAAACGATTTATTTCATGCGTATCTAACATCTACGGATTCTCTAATATACTTGTAAGTTTAATAACATTTTCCCAAGTCTTAGGAACATTAAGAATTAAATGATAACTATCATCTTTCCAGCTGTGTGTTCTATGCACTTTTGTTGTGTCAACGTAATAAGTTGTATTTGGTATAATTGTTCTACGATAATCTCCTAACCACCACTCGTAACTATTTGTGTCGGAGTTTCCTAAAAAACAAATTATCCTAAACGAATCACGAGTAAGCATCGGAGTATCTCTATGAGGAGGAAACCAACCACCTTTATTTGTTTTTACAATCATTGTGCGCCCTAATCCGGTCCAATAGTCTAGAATTGGATGTAAACTTTCAAAATGTGCATATGCCGATGTAGGTGTGTTAAAATCTGTTTCTTTTAATATGCGTCCAGATCTTTTCATTGCTTCAGGTCTACTTAAACTATCTGTAGGTTTATCACCTTCTAATCCTACTAATAATATACCTTCTCTATCATTACTTACACCTTCCCTACGTAAGTAAGGAACAAATTCAGCAGTTTTTACTTCTTGTTTAAACTTCTGTACACTAGGACGTAAAGCCAATGCTTCAAAGTCCCCTAACAACTGTAATTGTAATTCACATTTAATGTCTTCTGCTGTTGGATCATATCGAGTTACATCGTTTTTATACCAATCATAGTAATTACTACCAGTGGCTTTGTCGTTTCTATCGTATGCTTTTGTAAGATTTAAAAGATTACCGTCTTTATCATATTTTTTTAAATCCATCTATCTCTCCTCAAATTTATATACAGTTTCAAACTTAGGTCTATTATAAACCTTGTCTATATTTTTTCTATCGTAAGGCACTCGTTTCATAGAACCTGTTCTTGGATCTAAATATTCAAGTTCGTTACTGGCATACCCTACTCCTAATATAAGGCGTATTGGTTGATCTGCGCCAAACAATTCAGCACATCTCTCAGGATTATGACTACAATTTTGTGTAATGCCAGTACTTAATCCTCTATTTTGTAATCCTAACATTATATATGCTGCTTGAACTCCAAATTCTAAATGATCATATCTTTCTACAGAAGAAGGTGTTCTATTGTAAAATTGATATTGTACTTCGGCTTCTTTTACATCTCTTTGACAAAATCCAATTAGATAAGGTGCTAGAACTTGCGGATTTCCTCGATCAGTTTCAGCTGTTGACTCGTCATTACGATGACAAATTGTCATAATTTCTTTTCTACGATCAGGGTCATCATTTTTTATACATATAATAGTAAAGGGATATTTTAAATTTTTAGTTGGTGCTTGCATATAATTATCATACAGAACATCTTTTATTATTTGTATGTCAACTTTCTTAGTGTAATCCCAAGTATAAGTATTTGTCCTTGACTGTATAACTTCTTTAAAGTCCATTAATTTTCCTCTTTGGTATTTTTGAATCAGCACTACTTACACAACTCTTAGTAATACAAGGCTTAGGCGTCTTAAACAACGTAAAGCCTGTTTCGATGTTACCAAGGGGTGCATCATGACACGAATAGCTTCTTTTTATCGAACCGTCAGGCTCCCGTATTATTATTCCGCTGTAACCGGCATTGCATGCCCATCCTTCGAAATTATTGAAATTAAAGGCATTAAAGCGTTCTGCTTGGTCCATATACCACTTTTTACCTTTAGAGTCTTCTAGCTCTACTTGCATATGCCAAGGTATACTTGTATCTAGTTTACCTTCTACTCCTTGAGGTATTTGGAAGTTTGACTTCGGCCGCTCTGCCCATACTCTTTTGCTTTCTGTGTATGCTCGTTGTGGCATGCCGTTCCATAAACGTTTGAGATCTTGTTCTTTGTAGCCTTCAACCACCCGGCTCGCAGTAGGATCGGATTGCGGTTTAAGGGTAACGTTGATTCCTTGTTCGTGAAAGAACAAAGCATTCTCCCAATCACGTTCAAACCATTCTGGTACCATAACTTGATTAATTGTAACTTGTACATCATGCTCCTGACAGAAGATCAACTTGTCTGCAAAGTCTTGCATCTTCTCTTTACTGTTTACATGTTCTGTGTGCAGACTTGCTGTAATACTTGCTCTATGAAATGGCTTTACTGCTTCAACATACTTTTCAAACCAAGCCATATTACGACTACAGTTTGATGTCATATGTACGCTAGTGTAGTTAGTGTTATCTACATCATCGGCTAGATGTTTTAGTATATCTAAATATCCTGGGTGGAATGTAGGCTCTCCCCCGCTAAGACTAAAGTGAAAACTATTAAAATTATTTTCCCTAGCTTGCCTCTTTATTTCGTCGATTGTTTTGAGACATAACTCTGTAGGTCTATGATCTTTGCGGTCGCTTCTTGCGTAGGGCCAACAGTAACTACACTTGTAGTTACAGAATCTTCCAAGCAACCAACTGACAGTAAACATGTCTCTATATATGAGTGTCCTTTGTCCCACGCTAGTAATGTCGTCAAACGGGATCTTTGTAAAGTCATAGTTACTCCATTTCAAGTCTTCATTCATGTTTAATTATAACACCTTTTGTCAATAATGTCAAGACTTCCATTCTATCATATCTTTAACTAAATGATAGTGATGCCAATCTTTGATCTTAGGTACTTTTAAATCAGTATTATCTGTACATCGCCATTTACTACAACGAATGGGTTCGGTAGGCAAATCAATACTATCTTTATCGTATATGTTTCCACGCTTGCCACCGACATGACAACTACCGATGTATATGTCTCCGGGAGGTGTTACTTTAAGATGTTTAAGACCTGCCCAACACAGCCATCCTTCGTAGTTATTTTTCTTGTCATAATTTAGTTCGTTGTAGTGATAGTCTTCTTCGTGGTATTCGCCTTGACTATCTTGAAACCAAAACTTTAATTTACGTTTGTCAGGGTCTGCTGTACTACGATATATTTCTTTAATAGCACCCTGTTCGTTATGACCGTAATAGCTTGCTTCTTTAGTTTCTATTTTTTCTACTTTTGCTTTGTCAGTAATTTGATTAGGATCTTTTTTATCTTTAAAGTTGTATTTTTCTTCTGGTTGCATACCTTTACCTTTGTCTTTGCCCGGAGGACGAATATATCTATGTTCTATATTGGTTATACCTGCTTCTCTGTAGGCTCGATCCATACGTTCTACATTTTCTAATTGACCTGTTTCGACCATAAATCTAAGTATAAGTGTTTTTTTAGGTTCGCCCTTCTCGCGCTTTGCATTTAATTCTTGTCTATATTTTTCAAGTTCAATAAATTTTTCAATATATTCATCAATACGATGCTCCATAAATTCAAAGTGAAAACTTTGTGTAATTCCGTCTACTAGATCAAACAAGTCTTTATGGTATTTTAATGTGCGTGATCCATTAGTAGTAACACTAATATACTTACGGCCCTTTTCACGAATATAAGCACATAGATCTAAAAATTTTGGATTAAGTGTTGGTTCGCCTCCTGTTAAACTCCATAGTACATTTGAACCTTCTTTTTCGTATATTACATCTACTAGCTGTTTCATATTTTCTAACGGAACATGAGGGCTGGTATAGTCATGTAGATAGTCTACACAGTAACTACATGCAAAATTACAACGCTTACCTATGTACCAATCAACTGAAAACGCTCCAGTGGGATTCCATTTATAATAACTTGCTACTGGTTCCATTTTTATCCTATGTTTTCTAATATCTGTTTAATAGACTGTCTTGCACTGTCTTCAAGAATACTCTTATTTCTGTGGTAATCAAACCAAAATGTAAAGTCTACTTTATCAAGTGATGACTTATTGTACACACCATGCTTTTTGTGTGTATTAAAAAATGTACAACAATCTTGCAAGTTAGTACTCCCGGCTTCAGTAACTAACTTACATTCTTTAGGAAATTGTACACCAAATCTCTGTTTGTGTAATGGCATTTGCCCAGAAAATTTATGATCTGTATGTGCGCCGATAAATCCTCCGTTTGCTTTTACAACACTTATAAATGTTTGGTTCTCATTTTTTTTAGTAAACTTTGTTATAAACTTTTCTAAATTTGTCGGTAATGTCTTGTTTAACTTAATCGCATACCAGCCTTTTTCTCCACTAATACATGTTTTTGTTTGTATTTGATCTTCAGTAGCTGTATGATATAGTTCTAGTATATCGTTTTTTACAGAGTCCATATCATAATCAAGATTCATATGAAAAAATGGTATTTTACTTTGATACAAAAAAGGCAAATATGGTTTATCCATCCTTGCTAACTTTCTTAATCTTTTTATATGTTTATTGTAGGTAAAATCTTCATCATACCATTTATCAAAAAAATCCATATTGTGTAAATCCCGGTAAACCACGCATATAAATATATTTATGGATAATCAAACATTTTGTTCCAGCTTTTGGAACCATCAGCAAATAAGCACAACTGGTGAAGTTAAACCGTGTTGTAGATTTAATGGTGCAAAAAAGGAACATGATCTAAATAACATGCCAATTACTGATATGTTTAACAGTAATTTTATGCAAGACTTAAGAAATAAATCCTTATCCGGTGAGCGTATCGAAGGTTGTAAGCGTTGTTACGAAGAACAAGACAGTGGTAAGCGTAGTCTTAGACAGAGAGTAAATGCCCACCATCGTACTAAGGAATATAATTTAGATAATCCTAAAATTACATACTTAGAACTTTCTATTAGTAACGACTGCAATCTTGCATGTCGTATGTGTAGCAGTAGATTTAGTCATCGTATATATGACGAAGAAAAAGAATATTACGGTAAAGCAGAAATTCCACATAAAAAAACAAGATCAAATATTGATGCAGCATACGATTTACTTGATAGTTTAAATTACATAAAATTTACTGGTGGCGAACCTTTAATGATAAAAGAACATTGGGAACTATTACAAGAAGCAGTTGATAGAGATTGTGCAAAAAATATTACACTAAATTATAGTACAAATAATACCATTCTACCTAAACAAAAACACCAAGAACTTTGGAAGCATTTTCATAGAATAGAACTTTGCGTAAGTTTAGATAGTATAAAAAAAGAAGAAAATGAATACCAAAGACATCATACAAATCATCAACAAGCTCTATCTAACATAAAAGAGTTTGTAAAATTTTATGAAAAGGGTGTGCCTATAAGCGTAATTGGACGTCCAACAATTACTATAATGAATATAATGCATGTGCCGGAAACTATTGAATGGTTACTAGATGCAGGATTATATTCTGTAAATGCTACTCACTTAACTTTTCCTGCTCACCAAAGTATTACTGTTTTGCCAATTTCTGCTAAAAACAAAATAAAAGAGAAGTTTAAAACATACAACTATAAATTAGAGGATACAAGATTACAATGCCAATATCTTATTAATTATATGTTTAGCAAAGATAATTCTCATTTGTTGCCCGAGTTTAAAAAACATACCGAGTTTTTAGATCGTTCACGTAATCAAAACTTTAAAAACACATACCCTTACTATAATCTATAACCATTGTGCAAAAACTTTTTTACGATCATACACATTTATTCTATCTGGTAAGGAAATACTTATAAACCATCTTTCGTTAATAGACTGGGGTTCAACTCCTTCATAGTGCAATCCACCATGTGGCAAACTTGTGTCAGTAATATACGGAATGTATTTTTCTACATTATGAACTTCAAAATATTGTTCGTCGTATTCATGGAACATAGGCATATCCGGATATTTCTGGTTCGCCCAATCTACATGTGGCTTATTTTGTTTTCTAAATCCACCAGTGTTTGTAGGTGTTAACTTATTTAAATTTTTTTCATCTTGTAGCACATATACTTGATGTACGTTAGGATCGCAAACAATTGGAAATTGTAAAGCAGCTTTTCTTTTTCTGTCTATATGAGTTCCTCTAGACTTTATAGCTTTTGTAATAAGGTTAATACTTACAGTATGTATTTTTTCCGGAATAATATTTTGAAATTTGATTAAATCATCGTATTCTATATCTGAAGAAAAATGATATTTATTCATCTCAATTTTCCAATCTGTTCCTTTGTATTTTTTAAAAGTTTGTTCACACAATTTTACAAATTGTTTTGGTGGATTTCTTAATTGCAAATAATTCATTTTTGTATCCTGTCAAGGCATAATTCACTTATATTTACAATTGGTGGCTGATCTATAAGCCACTTTATTACGCCTGCAACATAATCAGTTTCTAATTTTTTAGTATCCGGCATCTTCTCGTCTTGCCTTGGAGTATGCATATTACCAGGAGAAACATAAGTTATTTTCCAATTAGGAGGAGTGTCGCTACTTGCGGCTTGGCTTAATTGCCGCATATAAGATCTAAGAGCTTTCTTTTCCACAGGATAAATCCATTTAGACCCTTTTACAGGAGTATCTGCACTACTACCTAAAGCAATTAGATATCCTTTATGATTAGAACTCCACCATTCTTTGGCGATTGCTTCTGCAAGCATTACTTGACTAAAATCACCTAAAGCACTTACTAACAATACCACTTCATGATTAACACTTTCTTTAGCTACAAGTTCTCTGACTTCACGTTTACCTAAGTTGTAACCAGAGCTCCGACTTAAAAATGTTGCGTTAGGATATAATTTTGCAATACTGTTTGCAAGTCCATAATTTTTATTTCCTATTACAAGCATTCTTTAAATATTTCCTCTAGTATAGGTAAACTTTCTTTATAACTATTATTACGTATTTTATCAATCTTTTCTAAATTAGTTTTAAGTGACTTTAATCTGTCAGAGGTATCTTGACTATACATATATTTTGTAACATTACCATAAGACTTTTCATTTTGTTTATAGTTTAATTGATTATGATCTACCCAAAGGTTTTGCGTTTCTGCAATTTTTTCTGCTGCTTTATCTTTCCACTTCTTTGGCAGATTTGTAATATTGAAATATTTTGGCCCATGTAAAATATTACTAAATTTACATTGGTAATTATTTTCAAGGCAGTATTCTAAAAGCTCATCTAAATAAAATACATTTAATATACTAATTGTAGGTGCAAAATGTATTTGCCAGGTAGGACACTTTTCTCTAAATAATTTTATATTGCTGTCAATTCTTTCCCAATTACTTGGATATCGTATATATTCTGCACGTATTCCTATTCCGTCTATACTTGGCATCATTAAGCCTTTAGGAAAATGACTTAGTAGATCTATAAACTTTGGATTACTAGTTTGAAAGTTACTGTTAAATTCTAGCGTAACTGTTTCATTATATCCTTCATCTATTAATCTTTGTAAAAATTTAAGACAACCTTTTACTATACTGGGTTCGCCTCCTGTAAAATATATTCTAGCACTTTTGCTGACACAATCAAATAATTTATCTATTTCTGAATCAGAATAAGGATTAGTAAGATCTCTACCTTGTATAAAATCATATATATTATTCATGTGTAATAAATGTTTTCCTTCATTTTGTTTTACTTCATCATAAATTAAACTACTACTTCTTGGATTGCAAGTAAGGCATCCTAAGTTACATTTGTTACTCAGTCTTAAATCTATTATATCGTACTTATTAGTTTTTAAGTGTTCTATATCTACATCTTGTTTATATTTTCTTTTGTAGTTTGCAATTTCTCTAATTCTTTTGCTGTTTCCGTGGGCTGCTTCATCTTTAACGCAATCAGAACAACCCTTAGGCCATTCGCCATTCAAGAACTGCTGTTCCATTTTCTTAAACATATCACTGTTTCTATAATCTTCTAATGGCCCATGAAAACTTTCAGACCAATCAAATCTACAACATGGCCTGTATCCTCCACTAGGGTCTGTTGCTATCCCAGCATATAATAATGGACAAAATGTATCACTCATAGATTTACTCTCCTCGTATTTTTGCCGTATCCGCTACTAAATTCAAATTTATTTCCACAGGTTCTTCCACATGTGTATATTCTTTTATATTTAGTGCTCTGGTTGTTCCACGATCTATCTAGATACGTAGCAAAAAATTCATGTTCTAAAACATTCCAACCGTGCTTACGCATGTCGTTAAAATCGTCTCCGTATAGTTTATACAAATTATCAAAACTTTTTCTTTGCGGATTATTAGGACCAAAATATGCAGGTGCCCCCATCCAAGTACACGGCCAAAGTTTCATCTCCATATCAATAAACACACTTTGTTCTTGTTTATATTTGCATACAATAGGAGTTTGTTCAATATAATCTTCAAAGCTATTATAAGTTTGTTTTATCTCCTGCATGTCTTTTTGATTATGGTTATCTTGTTTATCTTCTATAATAGTACCTTTTTTAGTTGCAATTTCTTTTTGTTGTTGTTCTGCAAATCTTCCAGTATATTTTGCATTAAACTGTTTAAATCCCATGTCAGTTGCTATACGTCTTGCTTCATCGATTTGATGATAGTTATGTTCAAATTCAATAAAATACCAACGAGCATTGCCGCCAGCATCTATAAATGCTTTTGCGTTTTCCATTATTTTTTTAAAATTACTGTTTATTCTGTACAGATGATTTGTATCCGCTAATCCATCTATACTAAAATTAACAGTAATACGACTACTTTTTTGTGCTAGATCTCTCCACCATTCTGTTGATCTTGCACTACCGTTGACAGCCATTTTAAATTCTTTAACGCCCTTACTTAAACTATAATCTATGCTATCATCTAATGTAGGACTACTAAGGCTGTCGCCAAAGTTTCCGCAATGGAATAATTTAATTGTGTCAGGCTCAAACGGTCCTAGTATAATTTTATAATCGTCTACTGTTGTATCTGATATTGGCATATAAGGATTTAATTCTGTTTGACTGCCGTGGAATCTTGCACACTGAGGACATGCAAGTTGACACCTGCTAGTATGGTCCATTTGTATGGTTTTAATCTCGCTTAGATTCAGAAACAACTTCAGTATCCTTTAAGAGTTCATACAGCTCAGGTATATACTTTTCTATACTGTGATTGCGTATTTTGTCTAGTTTACGTGTAGCATGCCAAAACTGAGGCAAGTGTTCACTAAAGTCTTTAGCATACATGTACTTAATATATTGATCTAATAAATTTACCGCATCTCTTCTACTAGCCTCTTTACGTGCTTCTGTAAAATCACTTTCATCAATTATTTTTAATAGTCTTGGTTTGTAGTCTTCGTACTTTTGTTTGATATGATCTTTTGCCCAACTTGGTAACATTCTAATATTATAAAACTTTGGACCATGTAAGGGGTGTGGTGTAATTATGGGGCGCCACTCGTCGTCATTTACTTTAGGTATTTTATTAAGAAGTATCCATTCCATAAACTCAGGAAAGTGCAATACATTAAATACGTTAATAGTTGCCGCAATCCATACTTTAAAGTTACCTTCGGCTTTGCTTACTTTTAATAAATTTTCGTGTATTTTATTAAACCTACTTGGCGGACGCATGTAATACTGTAAGTCACCTACTCCGTCAATACTAGCACCAATGTTTACTTGTTTAAAATGTTTCCAAACGTCCCAGGCACGCTGTGGTATATTTGTCATATTAGTATTATATTCTACAATAATATTTTTTGCACAATCTTGATCAACACACTTTTGCAGGAATTCATAATGTCTATCAATCATTAACGGCTCGCCGCCTACGATATATAGCTTGCGTATCTGATCAATGTTGTTGTCCATTTGAATCCAATAGTGATCACTTTCGTGCCAATCGTATAAATTTGTTTCAGGTTCATATTTTCCTTTTGCATTTTTTATAAGTTTGACTTTACCATGGCTGTCTTTATAACTATCACCCCATAGTTTAACTTGATCTTCATACCACATACTACTGTCAGTAGGGCCGCACATACGACATTTTAAATTACATAAGTTACCAAATCGTACATCATAAAAACTACAATTTATTTCATCTTCTTCTATTGTGCCGTCGGCCGCTGTTTTAGATAATAAATCTTCCCAAGTAAATTCTCCACGCTCAATCCAAATTTTATTTTCGTAATCAATACGAGCATTCATGCCCGATTCCATTTCTGTTTGACAACGAACACATTCAGGATGCCATTTGCCTTCCATCATATACTTACGTATTTCTTTTGACAATTCACTGTTACGTACTTTCTTAAGATCAGCTGTACGAGCATTATACTCTTTTCCGTCCTCGTCACGTAGTAAGCCGCCAGTTGGTCCGTGCTGTGCTTGACAGCAAACACGAATATCTCCATTTGCTCTAAGACTTTGGCTCATCCATGGTACAGGACATAATGTTTCTAATTTACTCATTTAGGTACTCCAAGTGTGGGAATGTTTTCCAGTAGTCTACGTTACGCAATTCGTTTAGTTTAAGATAATATTCTCTTGCTTTGTTATTAAGTACACTGTCTATTTTAGTTTCTGCAGATAATGCTTTTATAAGTCCTTGTATAGTTTTAGTTTCTCTATTTTTGTACTTACTAGTATTACATAACCAACTACTTTTAATAAACTCTTCGAGATTAGAAATTTCTTGTTGCCTATAACTAAGTGGTACAAGTTCATGCCGCATCCATTCTTTACCACGTACACTTGTAAATCCTAAATGAAAACGTTCGTTATTAGTACGATTGCACATTTCATCAAAATATTCTAGCATAGGAACTAGCCCTACACAATTAAGAGCTTGTAGACAAGTCTGTGTTACCATTTCCCATTCTTTATGTAAGTTGTTTGAATTTTCAATACTAGTTATTACACTATCCCAATTAGTATGATAACGTATTAATTCGTCTTTTTCTTGGCCAGCATCAATACTAAACCTTAGTAATCCACCTTTAAAATGATTTAATAGATCTACTATTTCATCTGTTATTAATGTTGCATTAGTGCTTATATCAAGACTAATATTTTTTGCATAATCTGTTTTAGCAATACTCCAAATAAAGTCAATGCTATGTCTATCTGCAAATACTTCTCCGCCCCTAAACTCCATATATAATACATGTTCAAGGTTAGTCATTATTTGTTCTTTAAAAAATTTACTTTGACTTAGATATTCTTCACCCGAACGTTTTGCAATATCTAAACTACCTTGCATTTGTCCTGTTATCTTGTTGCCCCATTTGTTGTACTCTTTGTACATCATGCTACTAAGATTAGGCGAACACATAATACAACTTAAATTACATTTGGTACTGAGTCTTACTTCCCACCATTGCGGCATAACATCAACATGTCCGTTTGACTCATAATACTTTTGTAAGTGTGGCTTTACACGTTCTAAAAATCGTTTATTCTTACCAGTGCGTTTACTTCCAAATCCGCTATTTTCCATTCTGTAACAGAATTCACAGTTACTAAGTTTTTCTCCGTTAAGCATTTTCATACGGAAGTCTTTCATAAAAGGACCATTCCATAAGTCTTCAATCTTATCTTTACTTAAATTATATACATTAGTGTCACTAGAATAAGTGTCAGGAGTTATCTCGTCTAGAGTCATTTCTTTTGGAATGCCAAAATCAATACCTTCAATGCTACAACATACTCTAGCATCGCCTTTGCCTCTAGTGTTTAATTGTACAAAAGGGACAATGCAAAAGTTTTCTTCTTTTACATTCACGCTATATCCTTAAAAATTTCTATCATTTCTGGAAACGTTTCTTCAAAAGTATTGCCGCGCTGTTTATCACACAATCCTAAAAACTCTTTCATCTCAGGTAATCGCTGGCTCCAGTCTTCGCTTTCCATAAAACTAAGGATACCGTTTAATCTTTTAATACCATATTCGGCTTGCATAAAATCTTCTTTAGTGACTTTACCTTTGTGCCAACTTGGTAATCCTAACTCCCAGTTTGCTTCCCACCAAGGATACCATGCTTCGTATTTTGCTCTACACTTGGCTTTGAAGTCTGCAGGTAAGCTCTTGACATTTAAATGTGCAGGCCAATATACAAAGTGCTGACTAATACCGCCAGCGCCAAATGGCCACATGTTAACTTTCTTAAACTTCTGCTCTAGCTTCCATTGAATAAAATCTGGTAAGTAGTATACATTTAGTGCTTGTACTGCACACGCAATAGTTACTTCAACGTTGTTACTAGTTTGTGTATCTAACAAATGGAATACTTCTTCCTGACGTGTCCAAGTACTAGGATAACGAATATAGTCATTCATTTCTTTAATGCTATCTATACTGTAGTGGAAACGTACTAGTTTAAATTCTTTCCATAAGTCAAATAAATCCTCACGCCATTCAACTCCGTTTGAATTATAACGTAATTCTAAATCTTTAGCGTAACCCATTTTAATTGCATGTTCAAGTATTTCGTAGTGTTCTTCAATAATAAGACTCTCGCCGCCAGCAAAATATATCTGTTGCATACTAGGCATTTGCTCATAAAACTGTTTCCAAAACGTAGGGTTTTGTTTATGCCAGTTATAACTACTGCCGTTTGTACTACCTTTGTCTTGCCACTGCATGATCTCTTTGAGAGATTCATTTTTTACTTCAGGAAATATCTTTTTATAATCTTTAATCCACCCACTTGAATCATGTGGGCTACACATAACACAGGCAAGTTGACACTTGGTGCCGAAACGTAAATCAATGTATGCTAAGTTGGGCGGAACTTCTCCATCTGGTTGTGTATCAGCAAGTATTTTATCTAAATCAACTCGCTTACTCCAATAGTGTGTTTCCCACATACGTTTACTTCGGTGTCCGGCGGCTTCTTCTTTGTAGCATTTTAAACAGCTAGGAGGCTTTTCGCCTGCAAGCATCTGTTTACGTACATTTTTCATGTACTTACTGTTCCATGCTGTTTCAAAGTCACTAACATTTAAGTTGTTAGGTTTGCCGTCATCTGTTTTAAGAATACCAACTTGGCCACCGTGTTCTTTATCGTTTGTAGGACCAACTGAACTTGCATTTGCTGTACAACATACTCGCATACTACCGTCTGGGCGGGTACTTAAATGCACCCAGGGTAATAAACAAAATGTTTCTGATGGTAATGTTTTATCGCTCATACTGTACTTATTTAAACTGTTCTGCAAAGGGATCGAACTCGGCGCCGCATTTCATTGCACACACTTTAAGTTTACCATCACCGCAACTAGGCTTTGCCCAACTTTCTTGTATACGATCAAATATACCTGTGTTAAAAACTTTCCCTAATCCGTTACGGGCATCTAATGCTTTTTTATCTACAAAGTCCCATATCTGTTCTACTTTAGGATCTTTGTGCCACCANTTNTACATACGTCCAGCAGTCCAACAACACGGTAATGCTANNCCTTCTGCTGTGATAAACAAACTGTTTTCTTTTTTAACTTTACAAATGATAGGAGCNGCATCATAATATGCGTCCATACTACCGTATTTCTTGAGGATAGTTTCTTGCTTGGTAAGTGCTTTGTTCTGGTACTTTGCGTCTGGTTTTTTAATCTCGGCTGTATCTTTGCCTTTGCGGTCTTTGGCCTGATGCTTTTCTTTTTTGTTTGTCTTTGCATCTATAAATCTTCCAGTTTTCTTTTTCATAAATTTTTCACAACCCCATGAATTTGCTAGTGCTTCTGCTTCGTCGACTTGATGTTGGTTATGTTCAAATATTAAATAGTCCCAACGAGCTCTACCTCCTGCATTTATAAATGCTTGCATGTTACGTTCTACATTGTCCCAAACAACTCCTTGACGATAGATATGGTTAGTATCGCGTAAACCATCAACGCTAAAAATAACAGCCCCCATGCGACCAAAAGTTGTCGCCAAGTCGCTCCACCATTGTTCATTCTTTGCGCCTCCATTTGTGTTCATGCTTAACCAGATATTAGGATTATGCTCTCTAAAGTATTTGAAGATTTCTAGTGTGTCTCGAGCAACAATAGGATCACCTAGATTACCACACATATACATTGTATCTAATTGCTTTATAAAATCTATAGAAAATATATCCTCACAATCTTTAAGTGATAATTCATCTAGATTGATATGAGGATTAATGCCTTCACCGTTCATATTACGGTCGCACATAGGACAACTTGCTTGGCAGTTTTGTGTTACTTCAAGATGAATTGTTTTTATATCTTTAAGTTTGTACATTTTCATCTTTCCATTTAGGAATACGTATATCAGGTACACAAGAACAAAACTCTGTATTGCAAATTACTGGCTCTGTTGGTATATTATAATTATTATCATATATATTTCCAATATCCATACTCTTTGCGGTACTACATTGTGCCAAACTAATTTTACCATCATGCCAAATTACAATTCTAGTTTTTCCTAGTTCACATTTCCATCCTTTAAACTTATGTAAATTATTACTAATAAGTTCAAACCCATAAGAATAAGGTTTTGGTTGTCCGTCTATATTAAAATGCGTAGGAATTGACAAGCGTCTATTAACTTTACCAGTACTGTGTTTATAGTTTTTAATAAAATCTAGTTCTTCTTTTGTATAATCTTGAGCTTTACCGGTTAGATCTCTAATTGGTTTTATGAATACTGTACATTCTAAATTTCTAAACTTTTCTGAATACTCTTTTACAATATGGAAATTTTTCCTATCAGCTAACAATAATATAGTTAAATTAACTTTTTTATGTAACACTTCAGCAACATTGTAAATGTGTTTTATGTCAGCAAATTCTAAATGTGTGCTAATACAAACTCTTGATATATTATTACATTTACTTAATAATTTATTCCACCAATTTATAGTTCTTGATCCATTGGTTGTTATCTGCACAAAATAACTTTTGTCTAGCTCATTTAAAAACGGAATTAATCTTGGCCAAACAGTAGGCTCTCCTCCTGTTAAATTTAGCAACTTAGGACCCGGTTGTACGTCTTTATGAAGATAGTTAAAAAATTCTAGTGCTTTTTCATAGTGAGGTTGTCCTGATGACCCGCCATATAAGTCTTCTCTACAATAACTACAAGAATAATTGCAAACATTACTTACAACCCATTCTATATTCATCCCATCTGGATTATCTGGAAATATACTATTCATCTAATACCAACTTTATTTCTTTTCCTGGTCCTATTTTACTAGGAAGATCACCGTATTGTTCAACATACCAATCAATTACAGCCTTATACCAATTTTGACTATTATGGTGTGCTTGTTTATTAAACTGGTATATGTTATTGTTAGTTGCTTGCATAGTACTTAGTGCTCTAGCACTTTCAATTTGCATTTCCCTTAGTGTTAGTTTATTTAATTCCAATTAACATAAACCTTTTGTATTTGGGCAACTCTAATTCGCCGCTATATAAAATATTATCCATAGGTGCTTTTACTGCAAACTCTTCTATACTTCCAACACAATTAACATGTTCCTCTACTTCGAAAAAGTTATTGCTTTGTAGTATAACTAGTTTACCATCTGGTATTAGATCATACCATTTTGAAAAGTTTTCAATGTGTTCACAACTTGTATTGATAATTGTGTCTGGTGAATCACTAAGCTCGCATTTACTACCGTCTGCACGTTTTACGTTGTACGTGTGCATAGAAAAATTTATTTCATTGATGTCTTGTGTGATTGTTTTAAATTTCCAATCTTGTTTAACCCAAGGACTATTAAATGTTTCTGCTATACTCCGACAACTATCGTCAATGTCAAAACTACGTATTTTGTTTATACGCATTCCGCTTTCAAATAACAGTGTAGCAAGTGTAGCATACCATCCTGCACACAAGAATACTGTGCCTAAATCTACTTTAAGGTTACTAAGTTCTTTTACTAACCATAGTTTGCTTTCTAGTTGTCCTCGACTAAAACAATCTGTATTAAAACTATCGTCATCCTTGTATTTTCGCAGGCCTTCAATAAGTTGGCTGTTGTTTTGATCTTGAATCAACCTAAATAAAGCAAATTTATCATCATTTAAAATTGCCTTTCTTAAATCAGTAAAAAAAGTATTAGTTGGATCTAATAGTTCTAACCTATCTAATATTTCATGTATCTGCACTATACTTCTCCTTTAACCAATCAAAGTTGTTTATTAACCCCAGATCAGCGCCATTAGAAAGCCCGTACTCCCTGCCAGCACAAGCACCTTTAATAGCGTACTCGCCGAAGGGACGGTCTCCTCCCACTGTTGTCCAAATTCGTAATCTTTCATTTGTTTCTTCCTCATTTTGTCTGTCAATAATCTTACTCGCTAGTTTTGTACACTCTCTAAATGCACTGCGCCATGTACTAAATTCATCTACATTAAATGCTGTTACATTTGATATATCCTGCATCAATTTAAACTTATCACTAATACTTGTAGTCATATCAGGTTTACTAGTATCCATGTTTATAGTGTTGTTTCTAGGAAACAATTTTACACCACCATATCCATATACTAAGTCGTTAATTGGATTTTGACTTCGCCAAACATGCACATGATCTAATTCGTATTTTGGAGGTACATAACTGAAATCAAAATCACTTAAAATAACAGCGTCTGCATCAACAATATAAAACATTCTAGTACAGGCTTTTTTTGCAGCTTCAATATGAGCCTGGTGTATTCCTTCTATACCATGTGTACGTTTTGCATAAGGGTACTTTTGTTTGAGCTGTTGCCAGTTATAATCTGCTTCAACTTCATTGTAACTTATAAATGCTATGTCATACATGTCTTATTATACTACCTTTTATCCAAATTGTCAATAGTATCTACCCAATCTGTAAGTATTTTAGGAAATACATCTAAACTTCTATGTCGACGTAAATCGTACTGTGCATAAAATGTTTTAAAGTCATGCCATAATTTAGCAGGGTCACTTGTACGTCTATGTGGAGCATCTACAGTTACTAAATAATCAATTAATCTTTCAATGCTTGCTTTTTCGTGTTCGTGCCAAAGTTCTTTATGCTTAACTTCTTCATACCAAGTACTTAGATTGTTATGGCAATAATCTTTAAGATGCACTGGTAATGCTAACGGACTTTGAAAACTAGGAAACCGCAACAAATTTAAACTTACTGTTGGCTTTCTGTCTTGTCCTTTTAGTGAATATATTTGGTCAAGAAATTCAGTAATACTAAACAAACATAGACTGTTTATTGTCATCATAATATGTAATTCTGCATCAGTTTCATTGAGTATACGCTTTACATTATTCAACCACATATCATAATCTAATCCATCACGTATATATTCTGCTTGGTCGCCGACTGCTTCACAACTAGTATAGATATGAAACTTTTTTATTCCTTGTGCTTTTTCTATTAATTTATCAATAATGCTTTCTTTAGCAATTAAATTACTGTTAATTGCAAATCGCATATTAGTATCTTGTTCTTCGAACCAATCAAATAGTTTCCAAGTGTTGCCGCTCATTAATGGCTCACCACCTGTAATACGTATCTCGTCTAAGCTATCTGCAAGACCGTTGTCCCACCATTTCCAAAATGCTTGTATATAAGGATTGTCTGCATCATCGTTATATGGAGCGGCCCAATCACCGTTGTGTTTAAATGCACCAGCACCATCACTAACTAAATTTTCATAAGGCCCGTGTTTATTAATATCTTTTGCCCAAGTAGTACTAAAACTAGCATTGCAATATGAACATGCAAGGTTACATGTTCTGTCAAAGGCAATTTCAAAAGTTTTTAAATTAGTGTTAGCATTCCAGTCTGCATCATAAGCTGCTTGTAATTCTTCGTCTGTATAGATAATAGTTTTAAAGGTGCGATCACTTACAGCATCTTTTTTCATATCTTCCATCTTCCAACAGTAATCGCACTCTGCAGGACGTTTGCCAATTTGCATTTGGCGGCGCATCTCTTTTTTATGCTTAGTGTTGTGTATAGCTGTATAATTTTCTTCTACTTCTTCAAGTGGAATCTTATGTGCAGGCGGGTGATGACAACTAGCTGTTGTACCACTTCCTAACCAAGTTGTAGCATTGAACCATTTAGCTCCACAGAAGCTTTCACTTTTTGGATCTATAATACGTTCTCTATATTGTAATAAACTTTCGTCTTTTTTAGCTGGCATGCCATTCCTCTAACAATGATGCATATTCTGGAAACGTATCTTTAAAGTTTTTATTTCTACGTTTGTCATACTCAAGTATATATTTACAAAAGTCATTGCGGTATTCAATAGCTGGTTTAGATATTTTAAGATAATGACAAAGTCTTTTAATCTGATCAAGTTCTTCTAAATACATTCTAGCATATCTATCCTTACTTGAATATTTAGACCAACTGTTACAAGTTGATTCAATTTGATTAGCATATTGTATACGCTTTTCTTTATCTAACAATGTGGTTTGTAGATGTTTTGGCCATCTTAAATAATTAATACTAATTGGTATTCTGTTTTCTTCTAAATTAAAATTATATTTTTTTCTAAGTTGCATAATATCTTCTATAAAATTTGAAAACTCTGGCAAACTTAAAATATTTATAGTTGTCATTATCAAAACATTACTAGTTGTTTCAGTTAGAATACGGTTTACATTCTTATACCAAAGAGTATAATCCATACCATCTCTTACGTAATTATTTTGTACTCCTGTTGACTCTGCACTAGTATAAACATCAACCTTCATACCAACTTTATAAAGTGCATTTATCTTATTAATTAATTTATTAATTAACTTATCTGGTACTCCTAAGTTTGTGTTAATAGCAACTTCAAAATCTTGAGGATTATCAATTAAGAAATCAAGAAGTTTCCATAGGTCTTTCGACATTGTAGGTTCACCGCCTGTAATACGTAATACACGCAAATCTTTTAATATAGTAGGAAACCACTTCCAAAACGCATCTACATAAGGATTATTATCGCTTTGTTTATAAACATATTTAGAAGACCCATTATTAGTTGAATATGGTCCGTGTTGATTTATATCTTCCATCCACTTTGAACTAATTTCTGGTGAGCAATATGCACATGCAAAATTACATGCATTACTAAAGCTAACTTCTAAATAACTAGGCGACACATTATCTTGCGGATTACCTTTTGCAATATCTTCAAATTTATCCCAAGCCCAGTAGTCAGCTGTTTTATAATGTCTATCACTGAAATATTCTTTATCTAAATCTTCAATCTTCCAACAGTAATCACATTCACTTGGTCGTTCTCCTTTCAACATCATAGCACGTTGTTCTTTTTTAAATTTACTGTTGTGCAATGCCGCAGGATCTGCTTCTATCTCTTCTAATGGAATTTTATGAGGTGCAGGATGATGACAACTATGGTTATACCCTGTTTGTAAATACAGTGTTGTTTGTAGCCATTTAGCCGTACAGAAACTACAACTAACCGAGTTAATTTTATTTTTCTTTTCTTTTAATATTTCTATTTGACGTTCATTGCTCATTCGGGATCAATTACAAATTGCTCTTGGGGGTTTCTACTTGGATTTTGATATACGTGTTTGAAAAATTTACTTTGTTGTTCGTCAAGTGGCATCTGGCCAATTGGTATTTCTAAACTTTCAATTAGCGATGCTCCCAAGACTTCAATTGCTTCTAATAGCATCGATTGAGAATCTACTGATTCTTTTTCTTTCCACATGTTATTTAGGTATTCAAAGTCTCGAACATTTACATAATCCCAGTCAGTAAGCATTGTTTTTACCAAGCCTTCCCTAGCACCATATATTGCCCATAGCCCATTTTTAACATCTGAACCTACCATTAGCCATATCCATAACCTATGCAAGTTTTTCCAATGACCTTTTAAAAAGTCTTCTTTAGAAGGCTTTGCTCCTTGATTAAGTGCCATTTTTACACCTTCTCTAAATCCTGCTCGCCAGGCTTGTTGTGGTGTTTCATTATTATGTACATCAGAGTAACAACTATTTTGTTGAATATAGTTTAAGTCCCAACAAAAATCTACCTGTGCAGCAATGTTATCTTTATCTGCATTTTCATGTGTACGCATGTTTAACACATGTTCTTTAGGCCAGCATTTAAGTCCTCCGTTGCCGTATAGTAATCCATTAATAGTATTTTTACCACACCAGCTAATTACGCTAGTTTGTAAGTCACTGTGTTTTGATAAGTCTAATTCTTGTTGTAAAAATTCGGCACGTATAGTATTGTCGCCATCAACTGTAATAAATCTATCTGTTTCACTAAGTTCAGCGCAGGCTTTGTGTGCTGCGTCACTACCTTCTACACCGTGTACACGCTTTGCCCAGGGTGCCTTAGTTAATAGATCTGCATAATTTTTTTCTGCATTTGGTTCATCATAACTTAAATAAATTATATCATAGTCAATTATTTTCATAATATTTTCCTTTGTGTACATGTTCAATTGAACTTCCTAAAGTAAGTATTGACGCATTATTGTTTGCAGAATTACTATCAATAACTATTATATTCTTTGTAGATAATTCTTTTAAATTAATAGAAAACTTATCAAATAAAATAAATCTGTTTTTAGAACTAACTATGTAGTATTCTTTTATATGGTCGTCTCCATTTGATAATGCAGCACAAGTTTCATTACTCATGTAATTATTTACAGTCCAAGACGAACTATTCTGGACAATTTGAATACAGTTATCTGTTGTTGTATCTTTTTTTTCTATAAGCCCAGTTTGATGTTTATCAAGTTGTTGTTCAGAAAAATCTGTAGGAACTACATAATATTTGCCTTTTGTTATAACATCCTCAGCAATTTTATAATTAAACATTTCTTTTTGACCAGTATTGAAGTCATTAAAAAGTTGTTCATCTATTTCAAGAAAAAGCCCGTTAGAATCTATTGTGTTTGCTATCGACGTAATATTGTAATCGTTATCATAATGTACGTAAAACATTATACCTGTTCCTCTAACCATTGTACTACATCATCTGTTAAAAATTCATCTTCCACATAATGTAATACGCCCGATTGTTTATAGCCATTAATTAATATATTAGAATTATCCAAGTCTACTGGTAGTACGTCGGTCCATTTTGACGGTGTATTATTTAAATTTTGTACACGAGACTTCATATGAGTGAAAGATAACAAACTATCGTTGTGCAGAGTGTTGCCCTCTATTCCTAATATTTTTAATGCAATTGCTACACTAACATCAACACTACACCAATTTTGAAAATTGTTAGGTGCATATTTTTTATAAAATACTTTCCAATTTTTCATTATTATATCTAATAATGTAAAAAATTTGTGGGTGCTTTCACATTTTAAAAACTGGTACATTCCTACATAGACGTCGGGTAAACTATTAGCATCAAAAGTTTTTCTATAATATCTATCAGTAACAATTTCGTTTCTATAAGTTTTTACACTATTGGTAAAAACAAGATTGTGATAATGCTTCCAAATATAATCTATATTTTCAAGAACCAACATGTCTACATCAAATACTATTGTATTTCTATACGGAGTTACATGATAAACTTTCCAACGATTTTCAATCTTCCAATCATTATGTGCCATGTCACTCCACGGTATAGGAATTACTTTATCAAATACATTGTATGGTACATCGTCATCTGTAATTAAACTGATATTAGTATTTGGTGACTTAGCAAGTATACTCAATGCTAACGCATAGGCCTGTCTTATATAGTTTGTTTTTGAATTGTTTTGTGCGACAAGACAGATTCCATTATTCATTTACAAACTCCTTGTCTATGAATTCATTTAAACTAAATTTATTCATTACATGTGTAGTAGCATCTGTTAATTTTACAGCTTTATAGTCGTAGTTTCGTTGTGCCAACATTTTAATTTTATTATCTTTAATATCCATTAACAGATCTTTGTCGGTTGAAACCCACATATCTCCTGGTATTGCTGTAGGCCAGTTACTATCTTCTACAAATCCTCGCATTGTATGTATTGCTATACTAAATGCAAAATCGTTTCTAAATTTTGTTTCACTTATGTTATAAACAAGTCTATAATAATTATAATTTTCTTTAATGTGTTCTACTAAATCAAACACTGTCTTTGTTGTATTACTTTTTGTAAAATATAATATTGTTGCCCAATACATTGGAATAGTCGAATCGCTAATCCTATTAAAACTAGGATGTGTAATTTCTTGATTTATTAAATTATAATCTTTTGCTATCATAAAATCATCAGGCAAAGAAAAACAAGTTAATAATTTATTATTACTAATTAACAAATCTGTATCAAGTACTATAGTTTTGTCAAAAATGGATAACCTATATGCATTGCTACGTTCTGTATTTTTCCACTCTAATCTTTTGTTTGCATAAATTCCATCATAGAAAGTTTTCTGTGATCCAGCAGGTGTAGGAATGATAGTTAGTTCGTCAATATATTTTGTATAAAACGGATATTCAGATTGAATATAATTAACAGAATCTGTAATTAACTGAACTGGCAGATTAAGGTACTGTTTTACACGTTTTGCACAATATATTGCTTGCTTAATATAATCTATATGTGTATTGTTAAAAGCAAATAATACTACACCATTGTTCATAAGTTAGTAAGCCCTTCAACTGATCTGTTTTGTCTAATATCATCGTAGTCTTTAGCATATTTTCTACTAGCAAAGATATATACACCTACAATATCTTTCATAAATTCTTTTGGATTATCAATTACTACCGGAATTTCATTATCGTCTAATACAACTATTTGCTCTTGCTCAGTTTCTAGAAGAACTGATAGTAAATTTATAAGTTGTGTAGATACTGTAAATTTGTAGCCATAAGCATAATGAATAAGATTATCTTTATATTGTTTTAAAAAGATGCGTTTTTGGTTGTTTTGTGTTTCTAAAAAATTAGAAAATTCTAGAGCTTTTTCTAGTCGTTCGTCCATAGGATCTCCTTGTATATACTATTGTATTATACACTAAAACTAGATATTTGTCAAGAGTTAATTAGAAAGTATTTGAGGCGCCTGTAGCTACACTAGGTGATGTAACTTCTACATTTGAACCTGTAGCACGTCTAACAGTAATGGAGCTTGTTAGTGTGCCTTTGACGTTTTCGTCTTCTGGTGCACCCGAGCCTGTTTGATCGCCAGCATCATCGTCTCTAAATACTACTCTTACTCTAATACCATTAGTAATATAGCGTATAAAGATTTGATAATCGTTTTCTGCGTACGGATTTGTACCGCCATCTTGGAATATTTTTACTTCAGTACCATTTGTATTTAAATCATACATACCTGTATTAGTAACTGTTCCTTGATTACCGCCGCCATCTGCATATGCACTAGTATAGTTTATACTTACATGTTTAGCATCGTTTACTAGGCTTTTCCAGTCTAATGTCTTTGCTTCTGATCCTGTGTAAGATAAACTAGAAACAACTTTTACTGTTCCGCCAGCGTTCCAAAATGCTTTAAAGGCATTTGCATTAGCCCATGTTAATTGAACATCATGTTGTTGTGTGCCGTTCCAGTTGTTTTTATTTGCTGTTCTTGCTGTACTAAGTGTACTTTGTGCCGTTGCTAGTGTAAATCTATTTGATGTTACTGTTGCTAGTGCTGTTTCAAATTCGTTATGTATTGCTGCTGTAATGCCTGTGTCTGTATCGACTGTTGTTAGTGCTACAGCACTATTAGTTTGGTGTGCGCTTGCTTTGCGAATATCACCTCGTAAGTTATTCCATTGACTAGCTGTTATAGTCGATCCTACTGATACACTGGGTGCATCAATTGATTCGTTATATCCGGCGGATGAATTGCCACTACCTGTAGGAGTTCCCATTACTGTGTTTATACCACTTCTTAGAGTAGTATAATGTGTTTCGTTAATACTTGTGCCTACTGATACAGCCATTATTGTTCCTTTTTTAAACTACGTACTTATTTATACTTTTAAAACACACTCAATTAGTTTTTCTGACTCGTCAGTGCTTGATTCTAATGCAATTCCAACTAATGCTGTTGACGCAATAGTTGTACATACTCCGTTGTCCCATGCGTAAACTGGTTGCCCTTTTGTAACAACTCCACTTACTCTTACAGGAACTCGACCTTTAAGACCAATTGCTTGGCCATCACAGTCGCTATTCATTAAGTATGCAGGTTCTGCAGATATAACTCCTATTGCCATACAACTTGCTTTACATGCTGTTGCTTCTGCTTCGCCGCCAACACACATTGCTGTACCTGTTGGATAATCTTGATCAGTTACGTAAACTTCTGCTAAGTCAGCGTATCTTGCACTTGTTGCCGTACCTTGAAATAATACAGCATTTAAATTTCCTGAACCGTCTCTTACAGCTACAGTATTACCAGTGCCTGTTCCGCTTGTGTCTACTGATCCTATTCTAGTATTTCCACCTACAATAAGGGCACTTGCTTTTTCTGAAATTCCATAATAATTTCCAGCATACACATCATCAAATGGTGCAGCTGTTGAACCTATATCTATACTTCTATAAACAGTCGGACTAAGACTTTGTATACCAGGTAAAATATTCCCTGGACGGATATCTACAACACTTACGTTTGCTCCGCCGGATTCTTTTACTCTAAATTTAATTTCGTCACCTTGTGAATTTTGAATTACACCTTCGTTATCATTTTCAATAAATAATTTAAGATCGAGTCCTGTACCAATTGCAATACCTGCATCAGTTTGGAAATTTGTAATTTCTGTGAATACTGTTGGCGCACCCGGATTTGCTGTAACATAGTTACTTGCACTTATTCCGTTAAGTTTTAATGCGTTAGAAGCTGTACCGTGGAACTGATGATCTGTACTTGTTACTCCAGCTGTTGCACTTTGCGTATTTTTAAGTGTAACACCTTGGCGTACTATGTCAAATCCTGAAATTGCATTTTGTGCATCAGTTGAGTCGATTGTAAATTCTACTGGGCTTATTAAAAATTGTACATCGTCATTTACTGTGGCTGCAATTACACTTCTACTAATTGATCCTGTATCAAGTACAGATTTACTTTGCATCTGTGTAATACCTGTGCCTGCATCTTGGGGACCTACAAGTACAAAGTCTGTGCCGTTATATGCATATAACTGTTGGTTAGTTGTATCCCACCAAAAATCACCTGTTGATAATCCTGCTGGTGCTGTAGCACTAATTTCTGCGCCGCCTGTTGTGCGCCATTTACCACCGTCATAAAATTTTAATTTGCTGTTTGCTGTATCAAACCATATTTGGCCTTGTATAGCCCTTGGTGGTTGATTTGCTCCTGCAAAGTTTTCTAAAAGAAATACAAAGTTTTCGTTTTGTATCTCGCCGTACCCTGCATAATTCTTACCAACTAACTTAATGTCAGTTGTTTGATCAATAGTACCGTCTTGTACTATTGTAAGCTGGGTAGTATCATATTTGTTTATTGTATACGCCATAGTTTATAAGCCCCTTGTTACTAGTATTTATCAGATCCTTATGGATATGCTACCGTGGAGTTCCAAGCCCACGTTCCTGCTGTTATTGTAAATGTCATTGTAAATCTTGATGGATCTAGTGCCACCGTACCTGTAGCCGGATTAATGAATGCTATATCTTGTATAACTGATTCATTCTGTGTTCCTGCACTATCTACAGATATGGTCGATTTTTGTAATACACCAGTAGCATTTGGTGATGTCGACACTGTAATTTGAATTCCTGAAATTGTACTACTTGCATATGATGTACAATGTATTTTAGCAATTTTTCCATTTGCTGCTGCTGAAGCAGGATATACTGATTCTATAACAGCTTTTACATCTGTAATTGGACCATCGCCTGCTCCTGGTGCATTTGGTGTTGTAAATCCTGTAATATCTAGCGCCAACGACATTGGTTCAAATGCAATTTGTGTATCTACATACAATTTATTAGTTACATCAGTGTTTCCTGTTGGTGTTGCTACTCCAGTAATCTTTTGTGTATTGATTGTTATATCACCTGTAGAGCTAATACTTAATGCTCCTGGCGAACTAATACTTCCAACTGCCGCATCACCACTTACAGTAACACTTGTTAATGTACCAACATTTTGTAAAGAAGAATTAACTACTCCTGCGCCAAGTGTTGTTGCTGTAAGTACATTTGCATTTGAAATTCTAAAAGACTTTCCTAGTTCTAAGTCTATATTTTGGTTTGATGTAAAGTTACC